ATGTTATACTCCGCCAGAACAAAAACCACAGTTCAATTGATAGGATTCACCTATCCTAAACTGCACACAGGGAAGAATTGGTATGTCGATTTCTATGCACTTGATCCCGTTTCGGGAGAGATGAGGCGCAAGAAATTCATGCTCGACGGTTTGGATAAAAAGGCTGAAAAACGCCGTCGTGCAGCCGAAGTCATCGAGCAAATCATGAGACAATTGCGTGAGGGCTGGAACCCTTGGGTCAACACTCAAGAGAGTCGTGGATTCACCCCCATCCAGGAATGTCTTGACCGCTATCTGGAATATATTGACAAGAAGGGTGACAGGTACAAGACCCGCATGAGGTATCATTCAAGTGTAAACATTCTACGTGAGTTCATGGCTACTCTCGTTATTCAGCCCAAGTATGTGTACCAATTCGACCAGGCTTTGATTATTGACTTTCTCGATTGGCTCTTATTGGATCGTGATGCGAGTGCCCGCACCCGTAACAACTACCGCTCTTGGCTCTATGGTTTGAGCGAATTTCTTAAGAAGAGAAAGTACATCACTATCAATCCTGTTGAGGATGTGGAGATTCTTAAAGAAACCGCGAAGTTTCGAAAGGATCTCAGTAAAGAGAAACTCGCTACGATGCGTCGCCACCTTCTTGAGACTGACCCACATTTCCTGCTCGCCTGCGAGTTGGAATACTATACCTTCATCCGACCCAATGAACTGAGTCATCTGAAGGTGAAGGATGTGTCACTGAAGGATCAAACCATCTTCGTCTCTGGCGATTTCAGCAAGAATCACAAAGATGGCTACGTGGGCATTAATCGTCGCATCTGTAGGTTGATGATAGACTTGAAGGTTTTGGAACAACCTGGCGAGTTCTATCTGTTCGGACGTGGCTTTGTGCCACGCAAAGACCGCTATAACGCGGACCAGTTCAATCGCCGTTGGAAGAAGATGCGTGAAGAATTAGGTTGGGAAGAATGTTACCAATTCTACTCGCTCAAGGATAGCGGCATCCGTGATCTTGCTAATGATGCGGGCATCGTTGTGGCTCGCGATCAGGCACGCCATAGCGATGTGTCCACAACGAATAAATACATACAAGTACACCCGAATGACGTACACGAAGTGACAAAGGTATTTGAGGGCGAATTGTAGCCCTACCCTTTCTCGACCTTGAAGAAGGTACCGCGAAGTAACTGCGACATTCCATCCTCTGTGAATGTCGCGGTTATCTTTTCGCACAGGTACTGTTTGCCGTCGATGTGGAAGAGGGAGCGGACGTTGGGGATCTTGTCGGCAAGGAAGGAGAAGGTGTATTTCTTCTTTTGGTCGACGGGATAGAAGGTGTCGCGCTCAACGCCCTGGCCGTAGGCGGCGTTGTTGATGCGCAGCGAACAGGACTTGCCGCTGTTGATGCGATTCCAGGTGACAGAAAGCACGCCCGAGTTGCTGTTGGGAGTCGGGGCGTAATAGGAGTAGTCGAGGTCAAAAGTGTCCGTCCAGGGATGCGGGTGTCGGGGCGAGAACATCATGTAACTGCCCCACCAGAAGGCGACAAAGAGTTTGTCGAAGACGGCTCCGCTCTTCTCCCGCTTCCCAGCGCTGACTGTGGGAAGTGCGCCCCACTGGATGGGCACGTCCTGGTCAACCTTCTCCGAGGAATGGGGACGGCCCGTGTGCGACTGGTTGGAATAGGCGTTGTCGCCCTCTCCCGTCTCGCCGCACTCGAGGAATGGGACGAGACCGATGACATCGTCCGTCTCGTCGAGCCAGGCGGGAACGATCTTCATCTCATCCACATCGTCAGGGTTGTCCCTGTCGATGATCAGCGGGCCGAAGCGGTTGATGGGAACAAGTCGGGTGACGTTGCCCCAATTGTCCCATTCCTCGCGGCCGCCGCTGCGATATTTCACTCGCTTCATCACCTCAAGCACGAAGTAGGTGTCCACATCCTGCGCGTAGTGCAGGCCCCACACTCCGCCACTGTCGGGAACGGCCTCCTGCCGGACGTTGCTCGAGATCAGGGCGTTGAGCGTGGCGTGTGTGGTACACCTTACCGTGCCGTCTGCCTTGGTCATCTGGTCGATGTACCATTGGCAGTTGTAGATGTTGTCAAGGCGGTGGCCACCTGCGGCGTAGCCCTGGTTGAGCATCGCCTTGTAGCCGCTCTTCTCCTCGTCGGTGGTCACCTCCACAGTGAAAGCGTCAACGACCTTTGAGATGTGGATGGTGCCGGCCGCCTCGATGTTGGCCGCGGTCGCAGTGCAGGCAATCGTGCTGCGTGCGTGGTCAATGTCGAACTCACACAGCAGGAGTTTCTCCAGTTCCTGGAAGAACTCGTTGACCGTCCAATGCGGCAAAGCACTCGCCCATGTGCGGTTGCTGTTGGCGTATGGCGTGGTGTTCATCAGCAGCAGGTGGCGGTAGTCGCTCTGCTCCCACAGCGAGAAGTCATAGGCGTAGCCCAGGGCTTCGCAGATCTTCTTGGTCAGCCACAGCAGGTACGGCTGGAACGAGAGGCCACGGGAGAAGTCCGTGTCGTCCTCGTCGTCGGGGTTGACCTTCCACTCGTACTTGCTGGCTGATGCGTTCCACTTGGCGCAGTTCTGCAGGTTGCCGCTGGAGTTGTTGACCCACGGCAAGGCGGTGTAGTCCTCCGTCCTACCCCAGAGTTGCGCCGGAGAGGCGTAGGTCACTTCTTCCCCGGGTCGTGGCTGTGCCCCGCCGCCGGTAGGCGAATTGTCGGGATAGATGCTGGGCCATTTGCCCAGGTCGAGCTCGTCGATGTAGTTCTCATCGAAGCGTGGGAAGAAGTTCTGGTAGGAGCGTTTCTCCAGGAACTGCACCTTGACGGCTTCCTGCGAGATGCCCGTGATTACGACGGCACCGCGCTTGAAGAAGTTGGTGTCCTGCAGCACGGCATCGAAGAAGATGTCGCCCGTGTCCACGTCCTTGCGGGTGATCATGCCGAAGATGGCGATGTTCTGCGGACAGTCCGCCAGCGGCAGTTCTATCTCCATGCTGTAGTCGTCGGCATCGGTGAAGATGCGGTTTTCCGAGACGTACTCTATTGATGAGCCTTTCTTGAGGGCGGCTTGCTGCCCGTTGATGGTGAGTATCATAAAGCAAAAAGCGGTTGATTTGCCACAAAGGTAAATCAACCGCATATGCCTTGAAAAGACGGCAGTCGAAAGGTTGTTGATTCTACATCTCGCGAAAAGTACTTTTATCCTCACCTTCGAGAGGCGCGGGAATCACTCGCTGAATGTGTCCAAGATTTCTTTGGGTGTGAACACCCACACAAGCGGGGAGTCCAAGTGTTGCTCATCACACAATCTTATCTCAAAATCAAAGCCAACACGGGCTGCAGTGAGAAGGAAGTAATGCATTACATAACTAAAATCATCGATTTGTTTATAGGCTCCTAAAAACAAATGTTTGGCAGACTCCATCTCACCTTCGTCTATTGCGTTCGATCCTGTAAATTCCTCACCGACCATTAAGAATACAACTTTGTTGGACTCCTCGTCGATCCATACCTGGCCTATTGTGTCGCCCGACTCGGCAATGTTCAAGTCCATCAAGCGTGCCATCAACACCAGCGTTTCTACCGTCGGGACCGTGTCGAGCATATCATACACCTCGTCGAAGTTATCATCATTCGGCTCAATTCCAAAATCGACGACATCGCCCTCGATGGGCGGTTGCGCCGGTTGATAGTTGTGCAGTGCCTCGGCCACCTGTTCGGGAGAAAAGGTCGCGATGGTGAGGGTGTTGCCTTTGCCGAAGTTCATCCTTGTCTCTACATTGCGCCCGGTTTTCGCCGCCAGTTCCAAGATGTTGAATTTCCCGATATAATCTGTGACCATATCCTCTAACATCGTAGCCCTTAACATTTCTAGGTACTCGGGCGTGAAGATATCGGGAGTTTCGCCGAGCAGGAAGCCATTAATCTCCTCGACAACAGCGTTGGTGGCATCATCAATGAAGACCCGGCTGTAGCCACCTCCGCCTTTCAGGAACTCGTCCAGCGTCGAGACCAGAACAGCCAACTTCTCATCGTCAGTCTTGTCGGCCAACATTGCCATGACTTCGTCCATCATCTGGGGCGGGCAGGCGGGAAGCACGGCGGGCCGTGCCGTGATCAGCATCAGTGCAGCTAGAGCAGCGAACACAAATGTCAATATTTTTTTCATCGTCAGTCTATCGTTTAGAATGTCAAAAAAGATGTCATATCATTAAGATCACAAAGGTAGCAAAAATCTTTGCTAAACACTCATTTTCTCTTATTTTTCGGTGATTTATTGTTCATGAGGCGCTGGTACTCGTCCTGCGCCTGTTTTATGCCCTTGTCACCGGTCACGGTGTTGACGGTGACAAAGGGCTCGTCCAATCGCTCGTTGAGACGGGCGATGATCTCTTTCAAGTCTTTACTCTCCTGCACTATCACCTGCGGTTGGCTTTGCGCCAAAGCCATCGGCGCGGTGATTGACCTTGACACGTCGGCACTGCGGAGCGAGCCGATCGTGTTGGTGCGCTGCGCGTAGTCCAGGGCCTCGATCAGAGGACGGGCAACGGGTGAAGCGACCAGTTTCTGACTCGCCACCCATTCCCCGGCATGGACCACGCCAGCCACCTCGTCGGCACGGCCCTTGCGGGTGAAGCCGCCCTCGCCGTAGCCCTGCGCCTGGCTCGCCTGCTGCTGCTTCTTGATGGCGGCCACCTGCATGGCACCTGCAGCCACTGCCATGGCAGCGGCTATAGGGGCGATGATGTAGCCCACGACAGGAATGGCTGCGGCACTGGAGTAGGCGTTCAGGGCGGCGGTCGCCGTCTGGGCCACGGCCTGGATGACCTGCATGGCGAACAGTTTTCTATTCGCCTCGTTCTTGACCTGGGCCACCTCTTTCTGCTTCTGCTGCTCAAGGCGTTTGGTCTTGAACTTGTTGCCCTCGGCCATCGAGATCTCGCGCTCGTAGCGTTTCTCGATGGCGGCTGTCTCCAGTTCCATCTCGCTCTGCACCAGCGAGGAGATCTGCGAGAAGATGGAGGCCATGCCCTGTGTGAGCGCATCGACGCTCTTGGTCAGGGCCTGGCCGCCGTCGCCGTTGAGCCAGTCGGCCAGGTCGTCGTTCATCTTCTGCAGGGCGTTGCGGTCATCGTCCGCCCCGAGCTGGTTGTACTTCTTCTTCAGGGCGAGTTTAGCCTTTTCGTAGGCCTCCTCGATGCGGAGTTTCTCCTTGGCGTTGTCGCCAGCGGCTTTCAGTTCCGCCTGATAGACGGCATCGAGGTTGGCCGAAGCCTCGTTGTATTGGGCGAGGTTTTCTGCCGCATTGTTGCCGAAATACTCGTCCTTGAGTTTCTGCAACTCGGCCTGGTGCTTCTTCTGCTGGGCCTCGTACTCCTTCTGCCGCTTCTGCTGGTCCTTGACCAGGGCGGCCAGGTAGGTGTCGTGGGCCTTGAGGTAGTCCTGCCATGCCTTCTCATCGACGTTGGGCTTGGGCATGTCGAAGGTTTCACCCTGCTCCTCGGCCTGACGTTTCGCCTCCTCCCATGCCTTGATCGGGGCCTCTGCTTGTTCTTTGTAGATGCGTTCCACGGTCTGCAGGTGCTGCATGTCGATGAGCTCCATGTTGGCGTTGTACTGCTCCATGGTGATCTTCCCGTCGATGTAGCGTTGCTGCATCAGGGCCTTGATGTCCCGGTAGGATTCCTGCTCTTCCTCGATGGTGAACTTGTTGGCCTGTTCGGTCTGCTTGCACTGCGCCTCCAGATGCTGTGCCTCGATGGTCAGGCGCTCCGTTGTCGTGAGGTCGGTGTGCTCCAGCCGTTTCTTCTCATACTCGGTGGCGATCTCCAGCATCCGTGTGGTGTAGGCCTCGTAGTTCTTCTCGCCGGTGGCGTAGGCGATGCGGTTGATGGCCTCCTGTTGTTCCTTCCACTCCTTCTCGGCCTTGAACTTGTCCTCGGTCTTGGACTTGCCCGTGCCGGTCTTCTTGTCGGTTGCCGTTGGCGTGGGAACGGGGGTGTTATCGGTCTCGGTCTCGGCTTCATCGATGATGACGAGATCCTCTTCCTTGGAGTATTCCATGAGTTTGTCGATGCGCTGCTTGATCAGTTTGCGCTTGGCCTTCTTGTCGTAGGCGATGCCGGGCAGCTGGGTCAGCTCGCCCTGCGGGTTCGTCGAGTAGCCGTAGGCGTGGGCCAGGGCCTCGCGCTGCTGGCGGGAGCCCTTGGTCTTGCGGTCGAAGGACTCCTTTTCGGCCTGCTCCTGGTCGTGGATCTCACGCTTGAGTTTCTCGTCCTCACGGATCAGGCGCTCGTATTCCTCGCGGTTGGCCTCAAGGCGTATCTTCTTCTCCAGCGAGAGCAGGTAGTCGTCGAGTGCCTGCTTGTTCTCCCGGTACTTGCCCGTCTCCGCGTCCAGGCTGGCGCAGTAGTTCGGGATCTGCGCGTTGAGGGCATCTATGGCCTCCTTGCGCTTCTGCTTGGAGACGGTCTCGTCCTTGGCGATGGCCACCAGGCGCTCGATTTTGCCTTTCTCGGCATCGAGCTTCTGCATGTGGTCTTCACGGGCCTTGGCCAGTTCGCGGTCCATGTCGGCCATCTCCTTCTCGGCCTTCGTGGCTTCCTTCGTCCGCTTGGCGAAGGCCACCAGGCCGACGATGACGGCGGCGATGGCCGCTGCCGCCAGGCCCCAGGGGCTCATCTTCATCGTCGTGTTGAGCATCTTCTGGGCGGCGTCGGCACGTGTGATATTGCCCGTCAGACGGTTATAGGCCGCTGAGCAGGCCAGCGTTGCGACCTTGCCGATGGCCTGGGCCTTCTCCACCAGCACGAGCCATCCGTAGTGTATCTTCAGGGCGATGTTGCTGGCGTTGGCGGCCACCGTGTAGGCTGCCCATGTGGCGGCGAGCGTGATCAGGGCACCCTTGTACTTGATGACGAAATCGACGGCGATGGACATGCCCCGCATCATGGCCGATGTGCTGCTGATGAAGTAGCGCATCACGGGCATGAGCTTTTGGCCGAGCGTCGCGGCCATCTCGGTGAAGCCCTTGCGGGCCTTGTCCAGCTGGGCCTGTACGGTGGTGTTCTGCACCTCGTACTCCTTGGTGACCGAGGTGGCCTCCTCGAAGGCCTTGGCGGCCTCCTTCTGCTGCCACTTCAGCGTGTCCAGGTTGCCCGCCAGGGCTGAGATCACCTGCGCGGCACGGGCCCCGTTCTCGCCCATGTCCTTGAACACGGGTGCCAGCACGTCGATGTTGCCCAGTTCCTTGAGGCGTTCGAGCAGCATGAGCAGTCCCTCGTTGGTGGAGCGTGTCAGGGCCTCCTTGAACTTCTTGGCATTGATGCCCGTGGCCTTGATCACCTTGTCCTGCTGCTTGAACATGTCCATGATCAGCTTCGAGACTGCCGTGGCCGACATCTCTGCGGCCTGGCCCTGGCTGTCGAGCACGGCGGCGAAGCTCATGATCTCGGGGATGGTCATGCGGGCCTGGGCGCCCACGCCGGCCATGCGCTTGGCGAAGTTGGCCAGGTAGGGGGCGGCTGCGGTACAGTTCTGCGACAGCTCGTTGATGACGGAGCCCACGGCAAGCAGGGACTGCTCCACTCCCAGTCGCTGCTTGTCGCCGAAGATGTCCGTGAGCTTGGAGAGGGTCAGCGTCGCTCCCTCTCCCAGGTCATCGAGGGCGACGTTGATCTGGTTGGCGGCCTTGACGAAGCCCAGCACGTCCTTCTCGGACGAGAGGCCCAGTCGGCCCGCCTCCTGGGCGAGTTTGTTGAGATCCTCGCGTGAGGTGCGGGTGTCGATCTTCTTGAACTGCTCGTTGAGGTGTTCCACCTCCTCGGCAGTCATGCCCGTGAACTTGCGGACACTGGCCATCTCTGCGTCTATCTCGGCATAGACCTGCACGGCGGCCTTGCCCGCCATCACCAGTCCCGTCATGGCGGCGGCAGCGCCCATCAGGGTCGTCTGCCAGTCGTTGACAGTGCGGTTGAAGCGCTGCCAGAAACTCTCCTGGGTCCTGAGCTCGGCGTTGACCTTAGAGAGTTCGGCCTTCACGGCCTGGATCTTGGCCACGTGCGAGTTCCAGGCCGCGCTGCCGCGCTCCATGTAGTCCAGCTGTCGGTTGAGGGTCTGCAAGGTCTTGTTCAGTTCCTTGGGCGTCGCCTTGTCCAGGCGGCGCATCACGGCCTCGACCTGCTGGGTCGAGGACTCTATTTCACGGATCTGCCGCTTGGTGTCGGCCAGTTCACGGCGTAGTTTCCTTAACTCGATCTTGTTTCCGCTGGCGGCGGCTTTGGCGATGGCGTTCTCCAGTTCCATGGCCCGCTGCTTGAGTTGCTGCAGGACCTGCTGGGCCTGCACGCCGTTGACCGATAGGTTGACCGTTGCTGTGGTGTTGATGTCGCTCATAGTATCGTGTTTTTGGTTCAAAGGTCGCCATAATGTGCGGATGGAGAAAAGACAGCCCCGCTGTCGCCTGGAACGGTGCAAATCTGGCGGCTGTCGGCGGCGGATTTGCACGGCGATTTACGTGGATGTGTCAAGAAAATTAGACAAACTGCTGTAACAGGCGTTAAAAATAAGCAAAAATCGCTAATTTATTGGCTTTCAACGGATTAACGAAAATATGCGTTTTGTCCAAAGTTCAAAAAGTTAAACGGTTGTTTTTCAACCGTTTGCGGGGTACGGGGCGGCAGCCTCCGTCTGCCTTTCAGGCTCCCCCAACCGCCCTGCGGAGACCGACCGCAAACCGACTGCTCTTTGAGCGGAATATGCAGGGCAATGTCCGCCGATGTGCGGTAAAATCGCCAATGTGTGACCGATGAACCGAAAGGCACTTTCGGTTTCATGGGGACACTTTGGCCTACTGCTTTCCTATGTTCGACATTTGTCGAAGATGATTCGACAAAATTGCGGCGAAATCTCGATTTTGCGGCGATTTTGTGCTTAGGCGATGGCGACGGGCGGTGAAGCGCAGGCAAGGGAGCGCAGAATGGCGACAGAGGCTGGAGTGTGCCCAAGGCTCACAGCACCGATACCCCTGAGCGCAGCGAAAACAGCGGGGCGCGGAGGGAATGAAGTGGAGACACAAGATGAGTGGAGTCATCGTGAGTGCCAGGCGGGATGCAGGCGTTGCGGGGCAATCTCTGATTGAGCATCGTGCTTGCGGAACGTCAGGATCGGGTTGAGGGCGAAGGACGAGCCCGATACCAGTGCAGCGAGCTGGATGCGCCGCCGCAAACGCCGTCAGCAGACCGCCTGAAGCACTGTCGATGACGGAGCGAAGCGCAGGGCGGAATGGTAGTGACCGAAGCAGCCGGCTGCGTGTGGTTTTGGCGCGGATAGTGAGCCTGACCAGGCACTCTACAGCCGACCGGTCAGTCATTCAAGCTGGCGCAGCCGTAGCGGAAGTGCCCATCGCCATCGGGGGCCGGGGCGGGCATTTCGCGTGAGCGATGATAATTGAAGATTAGAACCAGCCTCCAAATGGCTTTCCACCATGATCGAAAGGATTACCGGCTTTTAAAGCTATGGTAATACCAAGAACGATTGCACAAATGATTTGACCTTCATCATTGTGCTTTACTGTGAAGATCACTGCCATGATTACAGTAACAATAATAATTATAAGCATGATATTATCCCACCAATCAATGGCTTTACCCCTTAAATCATCCCACTTGTCTTCCCTGTCGTCCTCTTCTCTCATAATCGTGATGGATTTGAGTTACAAATATAGCCTTTATAAGATCATTCTGCAAATAATAGGCCAAATGTAACGGATTTTTCTCTACTTTTGCACTGACCAAATAACCTTAAATCTAAGTTTTATTCATACTATTTTTCCTAGGGCACCTCGTTGCGAAACGGAGTGCTTTTTTAATGGCGATTAGGCAACGGGAACCGAGCGAAGCGAGTTCCCATTGCCCAATCGGCTATTTCCTCAAAAGGTATCTCACCGTGAGCACGAGTGCGAGCGCAGCGAGGATCATCAGCGGCCACCAGGTGACATCAGGGGGCTTGTAAACGGCCACGGTGTCACGGGCGTAATGGTCTGCCATGTCCATCGTGCGGTGCGAAGCGACGCTGTCGACCTGGCGGGCGCACCGCGAAGCGTTGCGCTCGGACAAGTCGGCCTTTCCGATGGACGCGCGTTTGCCCTTCAAGACAACCATGTTTGCAGCATGCAGACGTGGTTGGCTTGTGGTAGGATCAGCAAACGCTGGCAGAGATGAAGCCGTGTCTGTGCCGAACGGCATGGGCATGAACAGCTCGAAGCTGTCGAGGTCGATGCTCAGGCTGCTCATCCACTGAGTCCGCGCAGCGGTCTCGGTGGTGGTACTGGCAGCCTTGGCAACCTCGACGTTCTCCGCCACTATGGTGGTGGCCTGCTTCTGGCTTCGACAGGAGTGGAACGTGATGGAGAGGCACAGCAGCACCACTACCAGCAGCAGGATGAACACGATGCCCTTGAACAGGTTCTTAAATTGGTCATTCATTACTTTGGGATTTTAAATGTTTGAATACTCTTTCTTGGCATCAAAGCAGGGGCACGCTTTGGCGGCGAACTCACGATGGCCGTGGACCGTAGCACGCGGGAAGCGTTGCCTCAGTTCACGGATCAGCGACAGCAGCGCTGCCTTCTGGGCGGCGGTGCGGGTGTCTTTGGGCTTGCCGTTACGGTCAAGCCCGCCGACATAGCAGATGCCGATGGAATGGGCATTGTGGCCCTTGCAGTGGGCACCGGCTTTCTCGAGGGGTCGGCCCTTGTGGACCGTCCCGTCGAGGTAAACCACATAGTGGTAGCCGATGTCCGCGAACTTGCGCTGCAGATGCCACTGTCTGATTTGTTGGACGGTAACATGCTGCCCTTCCCGCGTTGCGGAGCAGTGGACAATGATTTGATCGATGCTTCGCATGGCGGTCAGATTTTAGTGGCCGAGACGGGGGTGAGCACGCCCGCGTCGTAGGTCTGCTTGTTCTTGTCGATGACGCACAGGTGCTTCTCGACCATGGTGAACGAGAAGTGGAAGTCCATCCTGGTGATGTGGGCCACGAAGTACGCCCACAGCGCAGGGGTGATCTCGTCGGCGATGCTGTCGAGCGTGCGCTGGAAGAAAGCGATCAGCTCGGGCTTGGTGGCGCTGCTGCCGGCCAGGCTGATGTTGGCCTGCTCCACCTCCTGCTCGTCACTGACGAAGTGGATGATGCCTTGGTCGTCGATGGCGTAGTAGTGCGGGAACCGTCTCTGCGGAACGCCGATGATGGGAGCATCAAAGCGGAACTCGCTCTGCTGGGAGTCGTTGCGCACGAACAGGTTGATTACCCGGATGTCCTTGACCTCGATGGCGTTGGGGAACGACGCCTGGAACACGGCTCGGGCCTCGGGATTTGTCAGTTCGGCGTCCATGGTCACGGAGTGCAGCTCGTCGATCTGGGTGATGAACATCTCCTTGACACGCTCGTTGTGTGTGACGGTGTGCGTGGGCAGCTCGTGCATGCGGCCGTCGCAGCCCTTGTAGCGGACGTAGTGCTCGTCGCCCTCGCAGATTTCCTGCGGCTTGATGTTCAGAACTTTCTTAGTCTTCATAATCTTCGATTTGGTTAGTGTTAGTATATGGTTGATTGTTCTCTAATTGCTTCTTTCGTTCCATCAGTTCCATGGCCTGCATGACGATGGCGGCGATGTCGTCCTTGTTCTTGACGATGACGTTGAAGGTGTGCGCCTTGTCGCGCAGTTCCTGCTTGTCATGCGTCGATTCCAGGACGGACTTCCATTCGCAGAAGATGTTGAAGCCGCCCATCAGGATCGTGAAGAACGGTGCTGGCAGGACGACCGATGTAATGATGTCGATGCATGACAGGCAGAGCATCGGCAGGAAGTATTTGGTGGCCTTCTCGGTGGTCATCTTGAAGCCGCGCGAGGTGGTGGCCACTCCTGCCTGATGTGCCTTGCGGACTCCGGCCACGAAGTCCACGGCCATGGCCAGCACCACGGCGATGTAGGTCAGCGCCAGCCATACGGCGGTGTCGTGCAGGGCGAGGTGTCTTATTATGTCAATTATGGTCTGCATTTTTCTCGTTTTTCTTTGGTTGTTAGGGATTTTCGGTGTATCTTTGTAGCTGTAAAGCAAGACTTCTGGTGTGCTTCGGCTCACTTGTTGCTATTATGATGTGCTTCGGCTCATCGTCTGTTATTTGGGTGTGCTTCGGCTCACCTTTTGCTTTTTGGGGGCATCACCTCTCGAAGATCCACGTGTAGGAGCCCTCCTTGATGCGGGTGCTGACGTGGAATGGGATGACCGGCGTCACCAGGCTCGCCTTGTCCAGCAGTTTGCGGTTGTCGGCCTTGGCCGACGAGAAAGCGATGCCGTACTGGAGGCGCACCTTCCTGGGCACCATCACCTTGCCCTGTTTCTCCGAAACCGTGATCCTGATTTTGCCGAAGCTGGCGAGACGGCTGCCGTCCTTGTCTGCTGCGTCCTTGACGAAGTAGCGTGCCTCGTGGCGGTACTGCTGGTCGCCATCATAGGTGCGGTCGATCACGCTGGCATCGATGAGCACCTGCTCGTTGTCGCCGATGGAAACGGTGTCGGCCTTGCCCAGCACGTTCCAGCCCTTGCGGACGGGGCCGTGGCGCTTCACGTTGCCCACGTTGACGCGGTTGCGCTTCTTGGTGTAGCGGAACAAGTAGGGCGTGTATCCTGCGGCAACGAGCGTCTTGGCACCCCGCAGGTACAGGGCACCCGTGGCCTGGTTGATCTCGATGCCGATGTTGTAGAAACTTCTTGTTTGTGCGGTGGAGCCTCCTCCGCCGCTGCCGAAGACGGCCTGGCGCAACTGGTTGAGCTGGGCGACCATGGCCGATGTCATCAGACCCGCGCTCTGGGTGTCGGCACCCGAGAGCAGGATGCGCTTGAGGCTGACGTTCTGTTCACCCGTGGCCACGTTGTAGCCGACGACCTCGAAGCCGAGGCGGTCGGCCCCGGTGTAATATTGGCGTATGTCGTCCACGAGGGCCCCGCTGCCCTGCACCTTCTGCATGGCGGCCTTCAGGGCGCTGATGTCGGTCTTGGCGGCACTGAGGGCGATGACGTGCTGGGCAGTCATCACGCCGGCCTTCTGGTCGGTGGCCCCGTAGATGACCAGAGCGGCGTTCGCCATGCTGGCCGCCCCGTTGGCCAGGTTGTAGCGGCTCGCGCCGAACACGACCTTGCTGGCGTCGCTGCTGCCCTCGGTTAAGTACTGCAGCACGTTGCCTGCCTGGCCGATCATGTTGAGCCTGGACGTGTGCAGGTCAACGGTGTCCTGCAATTCCAGCACGGTGTCGGTCAGCTCGTCGTTGGTCTCGCCGATGCCCTGGATGCGGATGTAGTCCTCTGCGGTGAGCACGCCCGCGCGGTTGCGGGATGCGGGGCCGATGGCCAGCGTGAGCGTCGAGGTTGCCCCGTCGGCCATGCTTCGTGCCATGAGCGAGAGGATGACGTTGTTGTGGTCATCGACAGCCCGCTGCTGTATGTCATACAGGAAGCGGAACTGCTGGAGGGTCTCCTTCCATACACGGATGATGTTGTACTCGTTCTCGCCGATGGCGGTGGCCAGCAGGTCGGTGATATCCTGGAGGATCTTGCCGACGGTCTCAGGCGAGATGGATTCTTTCTCGGTCTCGACGCGGAATGCGGAGATCAGGGCTGTGAGTTGTGAAATGTCGATCATAGTCTTTTGCTGATTTCAGTTTTCAGCAAAAGTAGAATGATTGGGCGGTGCATCAAAAGACAAGGTTTTGAGTATGAAAAAAGCCACCCGAAGGAAAAATTAATAAATATTAACAGATTTCCGTTGAATTCTTTCTTTCAATGTTACCATAAAGTGAGTGGGTAGTTTTGCCCATCGAAACATATAACAAATTTTTAATTCTAGTAATATGAGAAGAAAACGAGTACCCATCGCTCCTAGTCTAAAAATTGATTTGGACGGAAATCTGATTTCCGAGAAGAAAGAGAAAGACGTCAGTGAGTTGACGCTGTTGCAAACCATTGAGCGCGTGGTGGAATTGTCCAAGGACAGCGAGCTGGATGATGAATTCCTGGAGAGCGCTGAGCCTGAACTGACCCTATTGTCGTCACGACTTAGCGTGACCCCTGTGCAGGCTGTGCTGTTTTCTATCTGCCTGAACTGCGGTCACTACCGCATCAATTATGACGACCTGGCTTCTCATCTTGATATTAGCAATGTGCGGGTGCTGAGTTACGGAAAGGACCTTGACGCGCTGGTTCGACGCCGCCTGCTCCGCTACCGCGATGTAATGGAGGGGGATAGTGTCGGCGTCCCCCGTGATGTGCTCAAGGCCTTGAAAAATGACGAGGTTCCCGAGTTGCCCAAAATCAAGGGGCTCGATGTGTTTGAATTCTTCGAGGCGGTGAACCGCATCTTCAACGACCTGACTGATGATGCCGCCACCTTCTATGAGGCGCGGCAGGAACTCGAGGACCTTGTCGCCGCCAATCCCAAGTTGGAGTTTGTCAAGCGTCTTCGCGCACTCAAGCTCAGAGGATTCAACTGGATGATTCTTTTCTTCTTCATCCACCTCTGTGTCAATAAGGACTATAACCGCATCCGCAGCGGCGAACTGAGCCTGCTCTTCACACGACAGAGCCAATTCAGCGAGACGCGCAGTGCGTTGCAGAGCGGTAACCATCCATTGATGGAGAAGAAACTCATTGAACACTTCTGTGAAGACGGCATCGCCGACCCCACAACCTACTGCCTCACCAGTTCGGCCAAGAGCAACCTGTTATGCGAGCTCAATCTCAAGACCAGCGATGTCAGAATCGCCGATTTGCGCAATCCTGCCGACCTCACTCCCAAGGAGATGTTCTATCCTGCCGAAGTCGGGAAGCAGGTGGTGGAACTCTCGTCGTTCCTCTCGCAGGAGAAATACGGCGAGATTCACGAGCGGATGCAGCAGCAGGGTTTCCGCCAGGGCTTTGCGTGCCTGTTCTACGGCGGCCCCGGCACGGGCAAGACCGAGACCGTCTATCAGTTGGCGCGCCGCACGGGTCGCCCCATTATGACGGTCGATGTGCCGCAAATCAAGAGCAAGTGGGTGGGCGAAAGCGAAAAGAACCTCAAGGCGTTGTTTGAACGCTACCGTGGCGCGGTGAACCGCTGCGAGGTGGCGCCCATCCTGTTCTTCAACGAGGCCGATGCCATCATCGGCAAGCGCAAGAGCGGTGCCGAGTATGCGGTGGACAAGATGGAGAACACCCTCCAGAACATCCTGCTGCAGGAGATGGAGAACCTAGACGGCATCCTCATCGCCACGACCAACCTCGAGGGTAATCTTGACAGCGCATTCGAGCGCCGCTTCCTCTACAAGATTAAGTTCGAGACGCCCGATGCCACTGTCCGTGCCAAGATTTGGCAAGAGATGATAAAAGACCTTACCGAGGCCGAGGCCGGGCATCTGGCCAAGGTCTTCGACTTCAGCGGAGGGCAGATTGAGAACGTCGCCCGTAAGTATGCCATTAGCAGCATCCTCTATGGTGCGGGTGCCAAGCCCCGTCTGGAGCAGTTGGTGGACTACTGCAAGAGCGAGCAGTTGGCGAGCAAGACGGTTGCCAAGTCAGTCGGTTTTCACACCGCCTGATACATAAATCAAGTGAATGTTCAACCCTTAAAACGGAGCTCATATCTTGAGATTTGGTTATGGAACGAAAATATAAATACAAACAAGAGAACATTGACGTTGACGGGATGTTGCCGTTTGAGGACTTTTCGTCAGCATTTACAGAAAGCTACTCCGAAAAATACGGGTGTATGGTAAAGGAGTATGCTGACTCTGCGAACAACAACATCATTTTGGAGGGGTCGTTCAATCGCCTGCTCCAGCAGATGGATAGCAAGGATTTCGCAATCATCTCCGCTTACCGCAAAGAGAAAACCAAGAAAGAGAACATCTTGCGCAACCGCAAGCTGCGTGGGATTCTCAACGACAAGAAGATGGGTGTTCATCAGTTGGTCGGTCATTGGCAGGAAGCTCCCGAAGGGGTCAACTACAAGAACGCAAAGAAAAGTGAACTCACGGAAGTTGTTGAGCGTTCCTATTTCATTGCCCGCCCCGCAGATATGTCATACAGTGAATTCAGGCACATCATCATTGACCTGCTTACCATTGACGGCTTGGCGCAGGACTGCGGCATCATTCACAACAACGGTGGCGACTACAATGTAATCTACCCAAGCGGAACGGTTGAGAAAATCGGCAGCAACATCACTATGGACAAGGTGGGGCAGGCTTATTCACATTATGTGAAGAAAAGCGATAGACCATTTGTGTTTGAGGGTGTTGAGTCCCCTTCTTCAATCAGCGGTATGCGAATGTTTGCCGACAACGGGTTGGAATACCCCCGCATTAACGACTGATACGCAAACCAAGTGAATGTTCAACCCTTAAAACGGAGTTCATATGTTGAGATTAATTGCGCCAAGCAGGGCCGAAAACCTGTTGCTGAAAGCCAAACTGCGTGATGAAGCCTATGCCAAGTGGCTCAATAGCGATGCAGGGCAGGAAATGCAGGGCCGAGTGGCACGCTGGTTTGAAAACAATATGTGCGGATGTACCAGTAACCAAGGAGCCAGATACACCTATGGTGAAATGCTCGACGTGCAGTTGGGCGGGCGGTTTGACATCGTGTATGTAATGCTCAAAGAGTCGGACATCGCCGATCCGTATGACCGGCTGTTTGCCGCCCACAGGCTGCTTGAAATGATTAAACAGTATGATGAATCACATTAACGGAAGGAGGCAAGTTATGGAAACGTTAGGAAGCGTTTGGAACAGTTATCTGGAAAAGAAACTGTGGGATGATGCCTATGCCCAGTGGATTGCAAGCGAGTCCGGGCAGGAGATGGAAGGCCGCGTGAGGCGTTGGTGCCGTGACAATCTGGAGGGTTGTTGCTTCGATGATACAAGAATCTCCTATGGCGAAATGCTTAACACCACTTCTGGCAACCGCTATGACATCGTTTATCTTTTCCTGAACGAGACAGGCATCACCGATCCCTATGACCGATGTTTCGTTGTGCGCACACTTTTGGAAGAAATGGAAAAATACGACACCATTGATTGATGCAATGGAGAATCTTCTCCATAGTGTTATTCTCTGAGGAACAAATATTTAAAAAAGCAGGCGGCGCTCACGCGTGGTCTGCTCTCCAATGTTTAATTCTAATATTATAATTCCAATAAAGATTCAGTGATTTTGTCTAAAATCCTTCGACAAAGCCGATGATAATATCCCGCAGAACGTCCTGCCTACGTTCTCCTCGTAGAACTCCTTCAGTCGCATGACTGAGGCGTAATACTTGCGGGAGAACCAGCGGCGGCGCTGGCGTTTCTTGGCTCTGCCAAGATCACCGGAGTTGCCACGGGGCGTCTCGCGGCCCGTGCCGTAGTCCTGCCACAGGCCGTATTCGAGGAAGGACTGGGACAATCCGACCTCGAAGAAGCGGCCATCGGCACGCACCGGCAACGACTTTGGCGATGCCAGCAGTGCGCCCGTGTCTATGACTCCGAGCAGCGTGATCTGCTCCTGCCAGATGCGCAGCATCGTGTCGTTGAAGGCCGTCACGAACTTCTCGCGCTCCTGCTGGGCCTGTTGTTCGGTAGTCGGCTTATTCCCATTCATCGGCGTTGTATCTCAAATCGGTATAGACATCGACGGCTACCTGGAAGTAGGCGCAGGCGCAGCCTGAAAAGAAATAGCGGTCGATCTCGTTGAACGATATCCTCGGGTCAAGGTAGATGCAGTGCTGCTCCAGCTTGGTCTTCTCCAGGATCAGCAGCGACATGAACTGGCGGAACAGCTCGCGCAGGGTCTCCATGCAGCGGTTGCGTGCCGCCATGTCGTCGATCTTGTGGCGCATGGCCAGGAACACGGTCTTCACCCGCCGGGTGTGGGGCGTGTTGTTCAACTCGGTGTAGCCGTTGGCGATGTCCGAGACGCAGATGAAGGCGGTTGTCCGCTGCATGTGCGCCAGCGCCTCCTCGAAACCGTCCAGACCGCTGACACGGCAAAAGGCAAATCCTTTGGCCTTTGCCAAGCGGTTGGTGGCGGCCAGGTGGCCGAAGTATTCGGTGGCATCCCAGATGCCTTTGGGATATTGCTCTGTCATTTCTGTGGGTATTTACGGTTAAAGTCCTCGTACTCTTTGGCGAGTGCATCCAGTTCTGTGAGGGCCCGCCAGGTGTCTATGGCGAGCACCTCCTTCTCTTTGGTCACGTCGCCCTTGGTAAGGGCGCGGATCTGCGAGTTGACTGCCTCGTACAGGATCTCATACTGGGATTTGGTCTGTTCAAACATGTTGCCGTCAGCATCGCCTGCGTTGCTGATGGGCTTGAAGAAGTGTTTGAACTGACGGGCGAACATCTCCTTGAGTGAGGCGAACCAGTAGAACACGCCGATGCGTTCCGCCTCGGTGGGATTCACCTTGGAGGACTTATAGAGCTGCCTGGCGAGGTCGTCAAGCAGCGCGTCCTCCTTGGCTGAGAGATAACCCTGGTAGAGGTTGTCGCAGATGATGAACGTCTCGAAGGGCACTTCCTGGAAGTCTGCAGTCAATGCACGGTGTTTGCCGATTCTTGAGATGCACACGGGCTTTGAGGGAAGCGAGTCAATCCAGTCGAGCGCAGCGATGGCCGCATTGACCTGCTCGGCCATGATGACGAATTCGTCGTCAGCGAATTTGCACCACCACCCTCGGCCGTATTTGTGCATGACCTGCATGCCTGTCCATCGGAAAAGGCAGTAGGTCTTGACCTGCGGCGAAGGGAAGCCCTGTGCCATCAGGCCGAACACGTAGCGCAGCTGGTTGTCGGCCAGCTTGTCCCATCCAGTGGGAACAGTCAGGTTGACGTTGATTGTAGGATTGTCTTTGACTTGTTGCATAATAAAAGCGGTTATCGTACTGCGAAGGTACGGTAACCGCCTTGGTACTGAAAAGACAAGATACGTATTAATTAAAAGATTCAATCGGCACCCTTAAAATCTATTTCACCCTCTATGGCAATCCCGTTTTTCTTGCCGAAAGGAGATAAACTCGACGTTGATATAGAATACTTTGCTAGGCGACTTTCGATCATTTTCATTCTTTCTTCATAATTTGGGAGAAGCGCAGCTGTAAATGGAAAATTATAATGCAGATGAAGTTGTACAAGCATATATGATTTGCAATAAAAATCGCAAAGACTATTTTTGAACGATTCATCAGTAGATGCTTTTTTGTCTGCTTTATCAGCAGACTTTTCCCCTGAAAGGGGGTTATCACCAAAATCTTCTACAAATTTGTCCATAAATGACAGTGTTTTCAAAATTCCTTCTTGAGTTTGGTGAGTCTCATTTAAGGATATACATGTATTTAGCCAAGCATCATCGATTTCGTTATCAACAAAGTTAGGATCAAAATCACCAAGAAATAGTGCGTTCTCAACACCATGATAAACTGTAAATTCGTGTTTAGGAGTTGGTAATACAATGTGAAATGCATTACCTTTTTTAAAGAGATATCTATTAAAGACATCTTCTGCAATCATTTCAGGCTTGCCTAAGACCCTTTCAGCATATCTTTCTAAACAATGATTTGTGAAGACAAGAACAACTCCATTAGGATAAAAACAAGCAAAACATCTTCTTTTGTTCCAGAGGAATTGAGTCTTGAAATATACTTCATAGCCGATAGCTGAAGAAAAGACCTTGTACTTAAATACGGTCCGATTCTTTGTGGTCACTTCTTCCCATGGTGAAGTAATTATTCCTTTATTTCTCTGAGCCTTAGCCCTTAGTGATGCTTTATATTTAGGAATCCTTTTTTCAAAATAAGGATACACCTCATTATCAAATTCCTTGCGCAATGAGCGCATTACTTCACTCTTTGTCATTGTGTCGAGTATCATAGCGTTGCATTCAATTTCTTAATACGTTTTCTATTTTCTTCCTCGATCTCGTTGTTGTTAAAATCAAAGGGATAAGGCGAACGATAAGCCTTCAATGACTGGAAAAAGTTACCAGTTTTCATGGGTGGTTTTTCCCAATTGTCTTTAAATCCCTTTGTTAATCTCTTTAATTCAGAATAACATTTTTCGGAAAAGACTACTCGCTCATCTTTTACGAACAAATCTTTAAGGTAACCAGAGTCATAACGGATAATTTGACGTATGGTTTCACCTTCATGCCTTTTTGAAAAAGGAATAACATCATCTATTTCAAAAAAATTACTCATAACTAATTGTGTATCTTTGTTACAAGTACAAAGATACACAATTTTTGCGATAATAACTCATCTATTCAATAAAGTATTTCTCTCACCTGTCAGAACCAGTATCCATTTGCCTGCTTTTTGTTCTCGAACACGGGCGGCTCGAAGAGTTTGTAGGTGGCTGAGTTGCGGAAATGCGGGAACGAGGCCTCGTTCTTGCGCATGAAGTCAACGATGTCACGCAGCGACTGCACGGGCACCTGGCCTCCCTGCAGCACGGTGACTACGGCGTGCCGTAGTTGCTCGATGACGCGGAAGTGGTGAGAGGTGGCCACGGTCAGGTCGCTGAGCATGGTCATCACCTCGCTGCGGAACACGGCGAGCTGCTCGGGCGAGATGTATTCCTCGGCGAGGCGCTGTTCCACGTCGATCGCCTTGGAGCGCAGGCCCAGGTAATTGGCCCAGCGGTGGTCGGTGAAGCCGCACAGGTTGGCCAGGTCAATGTTCGGGAACAGCGTGGCGTTGAACCACTGGCGCATGGGGCTGTCCGTCCACGTGCTGTTGAGGAACAGGTTGTGGATCAACTGCTCGATGGCGATGTCCCGGCTCGTCTCCAGCGAGCCGAGGAGCCTGGCCACACGGTGGGGACTTGCGGGAGCGACATTCTGGTTGCTCACGATGCCGAACCCGTTCGGCGTGAGCACCAGGTCAAGCGAGGGAACGGCCCGCAAGAAGGCCTCGTGGACGGTGACGAGGTTGGCGCACGTGCGCAGCGGCTCGGTCTCGGGCATGGCGGTGAGTTCGGGGGCGAGGTCGCTCCCGATGAACTGGGTCATCACCCATCGCTCAGCTTGGTCGAGCCACGGCAGAATCTTCTCATAGAAGGGCGTTTCGCCCTCCACGGTGTCGAAAGCGTTGGGCAGGTATCTGCGCAACTGCTGGTCATTGGTTATCAGTCTCGTTTCCATTGGTGTTCTTTTTGAGTGTTACTTCTTTGGCATCCTGGTGTTCGTCCAGCGTTGTGAGCTGGATGAAGGGGCAGTCGGGATAGGCACCCGTCCAGCCGTTGAAGCGTATCACGATCTGGTGGACCGTGAACAGCAGGTCGTGATAGGGCTTCTGCAGGGCCTGGGCGATGGTGTACAATTCGCGCTTGTCGCTGCCCGAGTTGTTGCTCTGCGACTTCCCGGGCACGCTGCCCACCAGGTTGCTGTGCACGCGCATGGTGAAACATATCATGTTCACCGCCTCCTGGATGTCCGTTGACCAGTCGCCGCCCTCCTTGTCGGAGTCAATCTTGTTGATGACGACCTCGTGCTGCACCTCGCCTGTGGGAGCCACGTAGAACGTGGAGAACCACACCTTGCCGGCGTTCTCGACGCCCGTGAGGAAGTCGAGGATCTGCTGCTTCTCCTTGACGATGCGCTTCTGCTGCTCCTGGCGGTCGGTGATGCCTTCGCTCTTGAAGATGCTGTCCCAGTACTTGTTGGAGATCTCGATCTGGTACTTGATCGGGGCGATGTTCTTCAGCTTGGCCTCCTTGGCCAGGCCGATGAGCTGCTTGATGTTGTACCACTTGCCCCGGAACAGGGCCCCATAGTACGGGATCGGATAATAGGTGCTGTCGGGGGTGGGTACCCTTGTCAGCACGGCAAATTTCCTCGCCTTGGTGCGGACACGACGTTTGCCGTCGTCCCCGGCGATGCGCCCCATGCGTATGGCCAGGTCGCGCCATGGCGAGTTGATGTCGAGCAGGTCAATCACCTCGATGTCCTCACGGTTGGCCACGGGCTGGCGCCAGTTGGCGTAGAGCAATTGGCGGATGCTGCCGTCTCGCTCCGCAGGGGTGAGCCGGCAGTAACAGGCCTCCTTGCGGATGAGGCGCACGATCTTGGTTCCGTCGGCATTGAGGATGATGACGGACACGGCGAAGGCGAAGTGCTTGAAGTCCTGGCACACGCCGAGGAAGTACGAGGGCATGGCATTGTCGAGCAGGAAGTCCTCGACCTCCTGTTTGACATTGCCAGTGCACGAGTCTGTGTTGTACTGCAGGCCGCTGCCGTAGCAGACCTCGGCATTGAACATCTGGCAGGTGGCGAGGGTCTCGTCACTCTCGATGAGGTCAATGATGTGATACGGCATGCTGTTGTCCGCTCCCCAGGGTATATAGGACAACGACTTGTCGATGATGGTGGGCACGATGTCCACGTCCTCTTTGAACACCTTGCCGCTGTCGGTCTTGAAAGCGGCCGATGCGTTGAGCACCGGGATGGTTTCCACTGAGTTGAATTGAAGTTCTTCCATAATCTGAATGGTTATTTATCACTTGGTTGCCAGTTGCTGCAGCCCTCGTCATCGTCGTGTTCCATGCCATACTCATACATGGCCACATCATAATCCGCGTCGAGGATGCAATGGGCATTATTTTTTTCGTCTCTCGCATAGCTCGCCAGCATATCCTCCGATGCTGACGGGTATTTCTTCCTGAGGTCATATATCAGTTCCTCGTCTGTCATGTTGAGCATTGTGAGGGCATCTATATGCTCGGGCACCAGATTCGAAAACTGTTCACTGACCATCTTCCTGACATCTTCCCTACTCCTGTAATATACTTCGGGAAGGTTTTCCCTTGCGAATTGATTTATCTCATCGGTCACCTTAATTAGGTAGTCTATAATCCCAATTCCCATCTCCATTATTAAGATGGTTTTCATTACGACGTGAACCCGTTCTTTGCCCCATTCCAGATTTGTGTCAATATGTACCCCAACGCCCTCTTTGTCGTTCCAAAGAATAACAATGCTTTCGTTTCTTTCTACTCTGATTTTTTCCATGTTTCTAGTGATTAATGGTTTATATTATAAGAACACTTCCAGGCCGTTGATCTCGAAGATGCAACAGATGCGGGCCTGGCGTATCTGATGCGAGTCCAGCAGCTTGAACTGCTGGGTGCCCTGGTAGAAGTTGTAGCGCAGGGGGATGCAGTTGCGCCAGCACTGGATCTCCCCGCTCTTGGTCCAGAGCTTCAGGTCAACCGGGTCGCCGGCCTTCAGCATTCGGCGCAGTGTGCTGATGTGGATGGATTGTGCCATAGTCTTATTGGAATGAGGGGTCAAACTGTTCGGTGAAGATGCGGTCGTGATCTACCGACAGGTAATCTGTCGGCAGGTACGTCCGGCGGTCCTGGTACTGGTAGGTGAACTTCACGGTGTTGAGTTCACCGTCCGCGTCATTGATCTCGCAGTCGCAGTCCGTGATCAGGATGATGGGCATGCCCAGCGGATTGTAGCCCTGCGAGAAGTCGGTGCGCTTGGTCGCCATGCGCACGTCATGGCTGTAGAACAGCTGCTCGATCCACCGGGCCTGCTCCATGGTCAGGCCCGAGGTCTCCACCTGGTACTGTTTCTCGTTCTGCTGGTTGTAGAACGTGGAGATGCGGTTGGTCACGGCCACCTGGCGCTCCACCTTGGGTTTGTGGGTGGTCACGGCAAACAGCTCGCAGCACTCGAAGCAGTTGAACGCGTTGCGGAAATACAGCGTGAGGTTCGGTTCGGCCTCCTGGACGTAGTACGTGAAGGCCCGTGCGCCCACCTGCACACTGCAGGCCAGTACCTTGATGTGGTCACGGTTCCATCCGTTGGCCTCCACGGCATCAAGCATCTTGTTGTGGGTGATTTCCACCCGGGCCACTGTGTCGATGGTGCTCTGGGCCTGCTGGACGATCTGTTGGAACACCCGTGGCTCCTCGTCATAGACGCTGGCCACGACACGCAGGCGGACGCTCTCCTTGGAGAAGGCCGGCTTGTGGTAATACAGGAACTCCGTCGCCCCGGGCGACGTGAGTTTCCCTTCCATCGTGGTGAGGAAATTGTTGCGCAGGAACTCGTCGATGTCACCCGTGAAGTGCTGCTCCAGATAGATCGCCTGGAAGGTGGCCAGCGACTGGAAGGCTCCGTTATGCTTGACGCGAAGTTCGAAGCCTCGCAGGGCATGGTTGCCCTGGCGCATGTAATACTCGATGACGGATCGGATGTCATGGACGGTGATGCTCTTGGCAAACGGGATATGGGTGGCCGAGAAGATCGAGGTTCCACCCGAGACAATCATCACGACGGCCTCGTTGTCGTCGCTCGTTGTGAGGTCGATGTCCGGGATCTGTGATGTGAACATCAGGCTCCCGAGTTGTGTATTCAAAACTACTGACATATTCTATCGATTTTTGTTTGTGGCAAAGGTATGTTTGTGTCGTGGGATGGCAAAAGACAAAGAAAAAGCCGGGCGTTCCCCATTGAGGGGGGCGTCCGGCGCCGGTTCCGATCGGTGGGCGATCTTCTCGCCCACCTGCGGAACGGGAGGCTTAAACCTCGTGCTCGATGTACTCGCTCAGCTCCTTGAGGATGCCTTCGATGTCCTCGGCCGTGCTGTCATCGGCAAACGTCCATGACCTGCAGGCCTTGGCGGGCGGCTCGCCTTGGTGGGCGAACACCGTCCACCATGTCATCACCTCACCATCGCATCGCACCAGCGTGTTGGTGTGGATGCTCATCGAGTGGCAAATGCCCACCTTGTTGTTATACACTGCGTCCTGTACTCGGCGAATGCGGGTAACCGCCTTTTTCACTTCTCGTGTCATAGCTCTTGATTTTTGCGGTGGGCGGGGGCTGGCCTCGCCCACCTTGTTAAACATTATCTTACTTGTTCTCGGCCTTCTTGGTGCTGCGCTTGCGGCTCTTCTTCTCGGGCTGCGGCTCGGGCAGGCCATCACAGATGGCTACACGCTTGCCTGCTCTAACCAGACGCGGCAAATAGCTGTCGAGGGCGTGGGCGGGGAATGCGGCCTGACGCTCGGTGATGTCCTTCGCCTGCGTGCGGGTGAGCACTATGCCCAAAATCTCGCTCACGGCTACCGCATCATCGCCAAACGACTCGTAAAAATCGCCCACACGGAACAGCAAAATCGCATCGGGGTGCTTGGCCTTCATCTCGACCCACTGACGGGCCAGCGGCGAGGCCTCGCCCACCACCTCGGCGGTGGGCTGGCTCTCCTGCTCGGGCGCTGCGCTCGGCTCCTGCTGCGGCTGGCTCGCCTTCACCTCGGCCATCAGCTTGTTATAGATGGCCTTCGGGATCACTGCGCCAGTGCGCTTGCGCAGGATGAACGCATACCTCAACGCCTTCAGCGGCTCCGAAAAGTAGAACTCGCCACTCTTTACACTGTCCTCACTGCGGTACACATGCCACATCATTGCACCACTCTTTACCTCTCGCTTGCTTGCTAAAATCAGATTTGCCATAATCGTAAAATTTTGAAAATGAATATATAAGGAATTAAAAACTATCTACATACAGGTAAACATTGCAGTAACTCACCTGCAGACCTGTGGCCATGGCCATGTCTGCGGCCTGCTCGCTGGCCTCGGCCTCGCTGCGGGCATCCACCTCGAAGGTGTGGCTCTCATTGTCGAAGTCCACCACCTCGACCATGTAATTATTGTACTTGGATGAGCGGTAACCCTTTTTACTCGCACGGCTCTCAGCTTGTTCGGGAGAACCCAGGAATGATATGTTATAAGAAGTAGTCATAATGATGAAATTTTTAAAATGTTAATAATCATTGTCCATGTTGTCGCGTATAACCTTTTTACACTGCTTTAAGAGCGAGGGCTGTTAGTGATACGCCTGTCAAGGCTTGACCGAAAAAATCCATCCTGAAAGGGCTGGCCAAATTTTATGCGCAGCGTCAAATTTTGTGGATTATTTCGAGGCAACTGTGCATGGCCTTGCAGTATCACGATGCCCGCTAGCTTTGCGGTGTAAAAGGTGGTAGCGACAGGACAATGTCAACATTTTGTTTCATCAATGCGGCTTCACGGTATCATGACTCTCCCGTCAAGCAGAGGGCCGTGCATAAAGACAGCAAAGGAGGGATCGCCCATCACGGGCGTTTCCCTCCTTTACCAATAAAAATGACCCCGGAACGCTATCGCGTTTCCGAGGCTGACATTTACTGTTTGTGATTATGTGCCGAATAGTTGTTGTAGGTATTTACCAGATATGGCAAGTCTATTATCATAAAGTTTATTCATTATAACTTTAGATTTGACTGTTGAGAATAATGACTGACTGTTAGTTTTTGCATAGTTCAATATCCCGAGATATAAAATACTGATCAAATTATATTTCCGTAAGCATGTATCAAAAATAATTCCTCTATCGCTATCGAAAACTGACAGTATCATCAATGGATTATTATTGATCTGAATTGGATCAAAGAACATAATTTGTTGTCCGAATTGATCATTACTTAAACATATGGTTGCACCAATATTATTATAATCTAATAAGTATTCTAAGGTATTAAAGATCAATAACAGTTCATCTTCTCCCCCATCCATTATATTTACAGGGATTGTAGTTCCATTATTTTTTGTAAAATGAAGAGCTAAATAATACTGTGCATAGTCAAATTCATCGCAGTCTAATTCTGAAGACACAATGAATTCTAGCTCATCAACACAATTATGAGTTGAATCTCCATATCTTGATAAAATAATTGCTCTTTCAGTTAAAAAATTAACAACCATACAAATTAGTAAACTATGAGATACTTATACAAATGATTGCCGTAATGATTGCCGTGACAATGATGGCTGCTATGATGGCTACGATGTTGGTGCCGCCGCCTTTGGATTTGAGCTCGGAGAGCTGCTGCTCCAGACTCCGGGCGTGGTCTTTGGCGGTGTTGAGGTCTTTGGCGGCCTGAGTGTTCTGGGCGGTCAAAGCGGCGAGCTAGCGCTGGAGTTCGCCGTTTGACTGCTGCATCTTCTGAATGCTCGCATTCAGCTCCTTGGAACGCTCATCAGCGGCCTGCTGCTGCTTTTTGAGCTGTTCCTGAAGGGCGGTTTGCGCCTGGTTCTGTTTCTGCTGTTGTTCGGTGTTGGCTTTCTGGATGGCGGTGAGCCGTTCCTGGAGTTCCTTGTTCTGCTTCTGTGCTGCCAGCACCTGCTCGCCGTGCTGCTTTGCAGCCTCCTGCTGGTTCTTTGTGAGGGCGGCGAGCCGCTCCTGGAGCTCCTTGTTCTGCTTCTGGCCTGCTTCGAGCTGGTCTTTGAACTGTTTCTTGATCTGCTCGGTCAGGGCGACGCGTGAGCGGGTCTTCTTCTCGCTGACCTCCTCGACCATGTTGGAGAAGTATTGTCCCAGACCATTGGGTGTCGGAGCCTCCTTGTCGGCGATCTGCTTGATGAATAGTTTCTCGTCGACATGGCCAATGGCGGCGATGAGCGGTGTCTGCAGGTCGGCCACGGTCTGCAGCACGTCAAGGTCATCGAGGTTTTCAATGCCGCCGCCACCTCCCCTGACGAGGGCGAGCACGTCGAAGTGCTGCCCGTCGATGGCTTTCAGCCGCTGGCAAAGTTCGGCGGAGTTGGCGAAGTTCACGCGTTGCTCAACGAATTCTATAGCTGCCTTGGCGGCCTGGATGCCGGCGTTGAAGTCGGACATGGTGATCGAGGTCGAGGCGAAGATGAGGGCGACCTTGGGGCGTTTATCAGTGAAGAGAAGTTGCTCCAGGATCGCATCGACGTTACGGAAGCCCTTTGTGGCTTTCGCACGGCGGATCTCCATGCGTTTTATCTCGTCCTGGTCGATAGCCTGGTCTTGAATGACCTCGATACGGCTGACCACAAGTTGTATCTGAATGCGCCCGTCGTTCTGCATCTTGCGGCCCAACATGCCGCCGACGGTCACCAGGCTGCCGTCCTTCATCTCGTCGCCCAGCTTGTGCGGTATCTGAAGGGTGATCTCGGACTGGGTGTTCTCGTCGCGCAGCACGTCGTAGCGGTATGCCCAGGCGGGGTTGTTCTTCGGGTTCTTCCAGTAGATGCCCTTCAGGTAGATGACGTGCTTGTTCACGTCCTGCTGAGAGAAGTAGGACGCGATGATGCCCAACAGCTCCGACGGGTTATAGACGATCGAGGGAGTGTTAGGCTCGTGACTGGTTATCTGAGGCTGGTTTGGCATATTGGATTCTATTCTATGATTGAAACACGAAGCTTTATGCCTAACTGTTTAGCAATAGATTCAATAAGATTTTTCTTGTCATTTGTATTATTATATGTCATGACGTACAAACCGTTTCCAATTGGTTTTTGTGCTAAGGCATAAGCGGGATTATCTGATTTGACATCTGTCACCAAAGGAACTCCGCATATATGTATATCGAGATCACGGACTTTTTCCGGGTCCATAGCAATGATGGCTTTGCAGAAGGATTCAAAAGAGCGTTTCTCACTTATAACCGTACCATCATCAAAAGCGATGAAAAGACCGCGATTTCGCCCTCTAGGCTTAATCAATGGCCTTTGATCAGTGAAGTTCTGCTTCTGGCCTCTTTTCTCCAGATATGTTACATAGTTAGTAAGTACTGAACGTAGTCTATTCGCGGCTTCATAATCATCCTTAGAAAGCAGATTAATCATTGCATAAATGATATTAAAATCTGTTACATCTTCAAGATTATCTGTGTGAGCGTATTTTTGAAGAAGATTCCGGATCAAATCTCCATTCAATAATTTTAAATATCTACGTTTAGTATTATCCGTGACATTCAGATTGTTTATGTATTTTGTAAAACTTGAATCAGACGAATAATCAATGGATGTCGCAGGAAATCGATATTGCCGATCCTTCTTGGTATGTGCTTTTTCGCCAAATGAGATTGAAACGCCTGAATGAGGATTATACATGAGCTTCACCTCCAAAGGAGAACTGATGCCGCTGAACAGTTTATCTGCTTCTTGAACGAATCTGTTGAATCGTTCTTTGATGATTTTCTGTTCTAACAGACGAATACGCTGCTGAAGGTCATCACTAACACCCTGTTCGGTTGTGGCAAGGATGTCTCTAGCCTGGTATAGCTTCTGAAGTTCTTCCATATCATGAAGTCTTAGATTGATTAGTTACTGTTTTTGTTGGATGAAGGTGATGGTGCATTCTTTGCAGCGACGGACTTCTTGGCGGTTTCGAGCAAGCGAGAACCGCTCATATTTTTCAAATATGTCTAGTCCGCGCCCTAAGGTAATGCGCCATCCATTATTAAGATCTATCATACGGTCATGCGTTGCATTGAAATCGTGAGTAAACTCGACTCCAAGGGGAGCCAGTTCATCGGCAAGATCCGTGAACGTGTCAATCAATTCAGCGACTTTTTCATCATCTGGATTACTGGTGCTCAAGTGGATTTTCAGTTCCTCGGGATTATTGCAGCAATCACGACAGGTTTGAATGAAATCCACGAGATTATCCACTTGGAATGGATAACGGATGAATGGATCAATAATCTTGATTTCTGTAGCTGTACGCAAATAATCTCCAAAGAGAGAAGCGTAGGTAACACCTTTTTGATTTAATCGAAGGTCAATTGATTTGTTCGTTAGTCTGACAATCTTGGGACGAGACTTTGCCTCGGACGAAGGATTTGATTCGTCAGACATATCAGCTGGTGCGTTACCGTCAGTAGGCTCATCGACATCGATGTCCGTTTCTTGTTCAATACCATTCTCTAGGCATTCGAGAGTGACAATTTTCTTTTGTTGCCCAGTTGAGGGTATTGTGTAGACGAACTTTGCAGGCTCAGCCTTGAAGGTTTCGTCAATGATATAAAGCTGGTCCTTTACGCGCTTTCTGCATTCGGCGGCAAAGTCAATTATCTCATAAACTTCTTCCTCGGTTACGTTGCCATCAGGATAGAGAAGTTTCATCATGCCTGAAAAAGTCTTGCGGATAGCAAGGTGGTCTCGCTCAGATAGCGAACCGTCAAAAATTGCATAGTCGTTCAGATTGCCTGTGAGATCGATGTTGCGAAGCTCATGCAAGACTGCAGCGATGTAGTCTGTAATCAAACCATAGCCCTTCGAGAAGCTGTTCTTCTTAAGCATCCTGATTTCCCATCCTGGGTTATAAAGATGAATACGATCCAAAAAGGCACCCTTAATAAACGATGTTGGAATGCTCTCAAACAGATGAGACTGGTTCAGCATAAATGGCACAGTATGCTTGGTGTTGCCGACAAAGACCATTGAGGCGCTTGCCTCATGTGGGGATCCACCGCGGTTAAAACTCTTGTTGGCAAGATAATTCTGCATCGTGTCGATGAGCACAGCATCGACGCTTCGGCCCTTTTGTTGCTCAAACTCGTCCCAAGCCACGACATCCCAATAGCAGACAAGTCCAAGATTTTCCCTGTTGCCGGTCATCTTGACAAATAGGCGTGCGCTGGTTACGTCGCCGCCACTCACCAGTACGCCGTAAGGCGACAGTTCCTGGAACACATGACTCTTGCCGGTTCCCTTTGGTCCGAGTTCAACGAAGTTGAAATTATTCTCCACCAGAGGGATGAGACGTGCCAAAGTGATGAACTTTTCACGGCGATTAAGTAATGATGGTTCCAGTCCCACGGTGTGAATGAGGAAATCAATCCATTCATCGGTAGTGAATTTGCTACGTTGTGCCTTGTAATCATTAATGTCGATGTTGGAGATTTGCACAGGTTTCAGCGACTGGATGTCCCAACGAACCCTTACTTCTCCAAGAAGGTATTTTATTCTGACAATGCACCACACGCCATTGCCACTCAATAGCTTGGGATTTTCATTAACTATATTATTCGCCAGCGGGATTTTTCGCAGGTCTAGATTTGCAAAACTGGCCTCGAAGAGGTCGGCACGGTCATTAAGTGTTACATTAATTTTATCGATGACGGTGAATGTGCTTAACTCTTTTATTTTGCCTTTTATTTCTTCGGCTTCAGCACGGTTCACATAGTTGTTTCGGATGATTTCCTTAACCTGCTCGATGCCCTGTGCTATCTGCTGTTCGTCGCTAGTAGCACAGTATTGCGCCAGCAAGTACTCCAGCACATACGTAGGGACAGGCAATCCACCCTTTACTTGGAAGGCTAGGTCTTTCCTAACTACTAAGCCCTCAAAGGCGTTTAAAATCTTTTCTTGTAGATTATCCATAATCATTAAAATATATCTCGGTCAACAATAGTTTTGTTCATTACATGTGTTCGCAACAGCGGATTTAGGTTCTCTTTATCACTTTCGTCATAGATGCGAAGTTCGATCAATGAGGCTGAACTGTCTTTCAGAGTGAGTGTCACATTGAATACGCGGTGCAGCAGTTCGGGCTCAATGCTGTTGATCTCCACGCTTTTCTCGTCCGATACCATCTTGTCCTTGTCCCACAAGGCGCATTTAACTGTACGGGGTTTGACATCGGCCGAAACAGCCTGCTTCTGGATTAACGTAAAGTGCAGCATGCTCGACACAATGGAAAAGTTCGTTCCTACGAACTCTATATCCACACGCGGTAGTGTTTCTATAGACTCCTCACGAATATGGCTTTCAATGATCGGTATTACCATCTCCTGCAATGATGCGCCTCCATGTGCATAGTTGTAACGCCCGTTCGAAGACAACCTGTTGGTACCGAAGGGTACAGCCACCCAAATAGATTCATCAGCTTCTATCGCACTTACTTTGTTCAGCGGGAACTTCGTAATGTGTGTTTCTTGAGCTTCTCTATGAGTGAGATAGTATCGGCTGGTGCGCTCAATACACTCATCGTTGATTTTCTGCAGGTCTTTCTCCTCAAACTTGTGGTCGTTGAAGAGGAAACCATGGTCAGAGGTGATAAAGACTTTTGTCACGTTGAATGACACATGAATGCTCTTCACAAGTTTGGCAATCTCAGTGACGGCGTCGCTGCATGCTTTGGTGACCGCCCTCGACGAGTCATACTTGTGTCCGCTCTCATCAATGTTGTCATAGAACACATACACAAGCCTCGATTTGAATCGTTGCCGGTTCGTGTCCCGTTGCGCGTTGCTCACATCTTTAAAAGTGAAGCAGTTTGCATCGGGCACATATTTGCGTACCTGCTGTTGGCGTTGCTCGGTTGATACGAGCACCTTGCCATCCACCTCCATTTTGTCTACTACGAGTTTAAGATGCTCATGCGGAAGTAAAGCTGTTTTGCAATATTTCGTCTCTGTTGGCAGCATGGCCACAGCGGGGCGGATGTTCACATCGTGTTTTTCCTCAAACAGGCGACGCATGATTTCCATGCCCACCTCATAGCGAAGTCCGTCTACCACAACCACTGCAGTTTTGACGGTTTCCGGCTTGATGCACTGGTTATAGAAGTCATTTTGATGGAGTACCTCTACACCGCCATCACGCAGCAGTGTGTTCATCCATTTCTGGTTGAAGTCGTTACACAGCTGTGCGTATTCCCGGTTCATCTCTTCTCTTGCAAGCAGAAGCGATTCGCGCACAGACAGGGCATTGTCCTGCTCTGTGAGAACAGCGGCTTCGATGGCCTTACGATAAGCGAAGTCCACCTTCTGGAATTCGTTGGCATAGAATTTCACATACTCGTTAGCTGTGCTGGGCAGCGACAGCGCCGACACGGCATCAGCAGCCAGATAGAAGCGAGCGATAAGCCGCATCATGTTGATGGCATGGGCCACATCGTCACCGATGAGGGGCATCCACCGCTGCTCTGGAGTGAACCTTACTACCGCCTCCGGTTTCTTTTTCAGTTGTCCCTCAATGATATGTTTCATCATCGGCAGGCACATGCGGGCAGTGACATAGTTAAAGTTGGCACTTGTACCATAGCAGGCAAAGATTTTCTCCTCATCGATCTCCTCGCTCAAAGCGGTAAAGGCTGTAGCAAAGTCTTTACCATATTTGGCGTGCCGCAGTCCATGCTCCAGCAGTGTCAGCATGGTTTTGTTTGCCAGTACGCTGTGTACCTTGAAACGGCGGTAGTCATCCTTATCTGATTCCAGCAGATGCACAGTGAGTACATTGTACTTGATACTCTGTGCTACCTTGCGCATGCGCAACAGGTCATTGTCATCATAGCACTGGCCAGTGTTGCTCTGTAACCATGAGTTCAAGCCTGCCTTGGCAGGGAGGCAGCGCTTCAAGCCAGAGAACACCCGATTGCGTTGTGACTCCTTGCCATCGATTGCCATGGCGATTAGAGCGATAGCGACATCTTCCCACGAGAGCATCTCGCTGCTGTTCAGATAGAATGAGATGATTGCCCGTTGAGCCAGATCTTCACTGAACTGGCGCTCGGCGAGAAAGGGTGCGATGATTCTCCCTACGCCACCTATGTTGAGCATCGGGATATAGGTCTCTACTGTTGACCTGTGTTCTTCGGCCAGGCCGTGTTCTTGCATGTATTCTGCGGCATCGTCGAGTTGGAGCACAGCGTTGGCCATCATCTCTCCCATGAGCGGGAAAGCCTCACGTGATTCAGCGTTTCTTGGCTCTGAGCAGGTGAGGTAGAGAATAATCTTCTTGTCTTTCCATTGGTGCTGAATGTCATATTTCACACGGAACGATGGTTCGCAGGCGATAACCAACTGATAGCCTTCGCGCCAAGCAATCTGCTGTAGGTCACTCTCCAGCTGGTGCATGGCATCGAACACGAAGAGCACCCTCAGCCGATGGTTGCGCTCGAAATAGCGGTATATTTTGTCTTCGATCATAATTATTTTTATTAGATTTTTGCTAAAACGTCACCAAAAAGGACATAGTTCTTGGCCACACCATCGTCGAGGTCGAAGGCAATCTGCCGGTCGGCAACGACCTTGAGACGCTCCTGATATTCCTCGCACTCGTCTATGGCCTTGCGCAGTTTGTCGGCTGTACTCTGCTTACGGTCATCAAGGGCCTGCTGTAAGCGGTTACGCAGGTTGTCGATGTATGGCAGCAGGTACTTGTGGCGTACCTGGTCGGCAGTCCATTGCGTCATGCGGTGCATATAGACGACGCACTGGAAGGCGCCTCGCTTGCTGCGGAACAGCCAGTAGATAGGTCGGTTCTGGTAGCGACTCTTGTGGTCTTTCCAGAAGTCCTTAATCAAGTACTGCTCCAGTGTCTTGCCCAGGCATTGCTCCACAAAGTTGAGGTTCAGGCTCAGCGTCTCGTTGCCAAAGACGGTTTTCAGGAAGTCGATGATGCGGGCACGTGCGTTGTCGGGGAAGCCACAGTCGGCAGGAAGCAACGGTATGATGCCGTCATCATCGACCTCGAAGCGGGAGTTGGGCACCTGAGCCTCATACTCCTTCAATCCGTCTCCCTGATTGGCGAGAATCAGCCCGGGCTTGTCGATGCTGTAGCGGCCCATCATGCAGCCCACAGCATAGCTGATGAACTGCTTCATGATAACGTCATCATGCCAGACGATTTCATTATTCTCAATCGAGATCTCACCCTGTTGCAGGATGGTGACCTCGTTCATCGGAACGTCAGGTGTTAGCTCATCCTGCAGCCCATAGATGTCAATGAACTGTCGGTTGAGTTCTTCCTCGTTGGCATGGAGACGCTCGAAACATTCTTCCCAATGATTCTTGTAGTACTCTAAGAGAACATCGATATGATGCAATGCTTTTTGATCACCGCTCAATTCGGTTTCCTCCCTAAATGTTCTCAACAGCTCATTTTCCTTGAAGTCCCACGACGTTTCATGAGCGTCCCAATCCTCACGAGAAATCGAAATGTTCTGATTTGTCCTATTCAATATCTCTGAGTAATCTTTAATTGGTTTATATGGAAGTTTACCTATCATTCCAGCAGTTAGATTAATTGTAGGCGCCAGCATATCGAAAAAGGTCTTTGCGACTTTTGTATTAAGATAGCCCATACAGACCTGCAGTTTTTCAATATCTGAGCAAAACATCGAATCTCCAGCTTGATCAAAGAAACAGCCTTGTGGGAATGCTCTAAGAGTTATACCTCTTGATGCTATTCGATTCCATGTAATACCTGGTTTTTTATAAAATTGCTGATTTCTCAGTACAGAGCTCTTACAGTTTTTGATTTCTTGTCCATCATTATACCAATAGATAAAATCATTAAAATTGCCATACCACTTGCGATAATCGCCACCATTAACGAGAGGGAACCATTTAATATTCCTATCTCTTAATGATGTTTCAAACCATGCTCTTATATATTTTGCATTGTTACCAGTTTGAAGCCCAGTTGCAGGAATAAACTCTTGGGAAATACAATTTTTATTAATTGTATCAATTATTTCATCTGAGAAAGAATAACAAAATGGACAATTGACTATTCCTTTAAATCTATCTTGAGAACACACGAAATGAATTTTTTTCGCGTCGTTTTGATGTTCACACTTAAACGAATTGGAACTATATGATGAAAAATTGTATCTAAAATCTGAATTATTTTTTGACGTCAAAAACAACTCACTTATATGTTCAGGTTCAATTCTATAAAAAGTTCTTTCGTATAATTTAAAGAAATGTGATAAACCTTTGGAATTTTTTTTACTAAGAGTAAAAGAAATTGATCCCCAATCATTTCCAAAGTTTCCACGCCCCATATGTAACAATGAGTCAATATGAAAGTTATCTAATATGTCTTGACGTAATTCACCAAAAGAGGAATTTACAAGCCATGTCGGTTGCACAATCATTGAAAGCATTCCATTCTTATCGATACCATTCATGGCCACATTCATGAATGTTGAATACATATCAAAACAAGAAGATTCATAATACTTTTCAACATATCCCTTTAAATAATCATTCATATTTGTGGCCTTCATATACGGTGGATTCATCACTAGCACCGAATACCGTTCGGTAAGGGCGAGTATGATTTCAAAGCCATGGAACAAGTTGGCAAAGTTTTCCTCGAACTGATGTTGGATGGATTGTTGATGCAAGCATTCTTTGATGAAATCTCGCGTTTCAGGTGAAACATCGAACTTCATGATTGAGCCCAGGTTATGGGCTTGCTCCATCAACTTGAATGCTTCAACAAGCTCCTGATTGACTTTGTCCGATGGCAATTGTGCTTTCAGTGCACACATCATGTGGGCACCCAGGTCTTTCCATGTATAGCAATCAACATCAGGCATGTCGAGTACTTGAGGCATGACATGTGCATCGGCAAAGGCTCGGTCGCGCTGGCATGCTTTAAGCATTAATGCGAAAGTAGCGAGCTGCTTGGCTCGTGTGTCGATATCGATGCCCGTGAGGTTGTGGGTGAAGATGTTCTCCACTGCCTCGCGCGTGCTGTAGTCCTCATAGTCATAGAGGTCAAACAGCAAATCGAAGCATTCGGTGAGGATGTGGCCTGAACCGCAGGCGAGGTCAGCCAGTGAAAGTTCAGGCAGTTCCTTGAACTTGTACGTGGCTTCACCGGGACTGGGTTGTGCTGGATCCACGAGGTACTTCCAACGGGGCTTGAAATGCTCTGTTGCCTCGGGATGGTTGTCCAGGTAAATGCGCCCCACTGTGTTCTGCACCATGTATTTCACAATCCAGTTGGGCGTGAAAATCTGTGTAGCGGCAGGAATGTCGCTTGCCTCAGCCTTTACACCTTTCTTGAATGCTGCAAACACCTCACTCTTGCGATCGCTGATGTAGAACTGATAGAGCCATCCGATAAGTTCCGGCGAGCGGTAATCGTCGTCATTGATGGCTTCTGCATTGTTGAGCATATCGACGAACTCACCTTTTGCGAGGATATTGTCAGGCAGGAGGAGTTCACTGTAGTCCTGCATGCCTCCGAAGCAACGGTAAATGATGGGATTGCTGTGGCAATAGGCAGTGATGAGCAGCAGGAACTGGGCATCACGCTCGGCAGCATTGCCAGCGACATGGCTCCAGCGCAGCTTGTCGTAATCGCTCATGGGCGGAATGTTCATGCCGCGCCGCGCGTCGGCGACAATCTGCGGGATGCGCATTTCATAATCAGCGTACTCGATGACCGGGTCAATGAGGCCGTTCTTGGCGAGGATGCGGATGGCAGCCAGTCGGTTAAACCAGGTGTAGGCCACGCGCTCGCACACCTCTCGCACACCGTAGCGTTCTATGTCGCCCTTGAGCGACTGCCAACGGTAATAGAAGCTCTCGTCGCTGATGGGCCGGCCACGGAACATTGTTCCTCCCTGGAGAAGCACAGGCTCATCGGTGATGTTGCCCCTTGTGTCAAATCCCGTCTGCTGCAGCTTAAGCAGTACGCCCTGTGTGAGTTTAAGCCTTGCGGTGGTGGCAAAATTTTTTATCTTTGTTGTTTCCATTGATCAGCTTGGTTATTGAAGTTTATGGTCTTGTTCTGATAGAAACTCTAATTGCTATATTTTTGCTAAAACGTCGCCAAAAAGGACATAGTTCTTGGCCACACCATCGTCGAGGTCGAAGGCAATCTGCCGGTCGGCCACGACCTTGAGACGCTCCTGATATTCCTCGCACTCGTCAATGGCCTTGCGAAGTTTGTCGGCTGTACTCTGCTTACGGTCATCAAGGGCCTGCTGTAAGCGGTTACGCAGGTTGTCGATGTATGGCAGCAGGTACTTGTGGCGTACCTGGTCGGCAGTCCATTGCGTCATGCGATGCATATAGACCACACACTGGAAGGCGCCTCGCTTGCTGCGGAACAGCCAGTAGATAGGTCGGTTCTGGTAGCGACTCTTATGGTCTTTCCAGAAGTCCTTAATCAAGTACTGCTCCAGTGTCTTGCCCAGGCATTGCTCTACAAAGTTGAGGTTCTGGCTTAGCGTCTCGTTGCCAAAGACGGTTTTCAGGAAATCGATGATGCGGGCTCGTGCGTTGTCGGGGAAGCCACAGTCGGCAGGAAGCAACGGTATGATGCCGTCATCATCGACCTCGAAGCGGGAGTTGGGCACCTGTGCCTCATACTCCTTCAAGCCGTCTCCCTGATTAGCGAGAATCAGCCCAGGCTTGTCAATACTGTAACGGCCCATCATACAGCCCACAGCATAGCTGATGAACTGCTTCATGATCACGTCATCATGCCAAACGATTTCATTATTCTCAATCGAGATCTCACCCTGTTGAAGGATGGTTACTTCGTTCATCGGAACGTCGGACGTTAGCTCATCCTGTAGCCCATAGATGTCAATGAACTGGCGGTTGAGTTCCTCCTCGTTGGCATGAATCAGTTTGAACTTTTCGATCCATTTAGCTTTATATTCTTCATAGAGTAAATTCAGGTACGCACTAGATGAAGGATTTGATCCTCCCCATGAAGTAGTGATAGTACCTAATCCACGTTTTAATAAAGAAATCAGTTCATTGGTTTTGAAGTCCCAAGATGTTTCATGTGCGTCCCAATCCTCCTTGCTTATGGCTATATTTTCTTTAACCTTACTAGTAATATCTGATTCTGGTAAGAAAAAAGGAACAGATTCAAAATTTCCGATTTTGAAATGAATTCCCGGGTTGAGTGTTTCTGCAAAGAAATCTCCCAATTTAGTATTTAGTAGTCCTAATATCTCATATTTACGGTTGCCATCAATAAACGCAGAATTAGCAGACGCGTCAAATATATAGTCTATGGGATAATATCTGAATGAAGTTCCATTTGACTTTATATCGCTCCATGAAATGCACTCTTTAAAATAAAAGGATTCATTTCTGATTGATGCTAGTTTTTTACCTTTTGAATCTTTATATGATTTTAGTTCAGAACCATTTTCAAACCAATTAATCAGATATTCAAGATTTCCATACCATCTTCTCTTTCCACCTCCTTTATTGTATTTATACCATTTTTGAGATCCATTTTGTTTTGCAATAGTTGACCTTGAAATAGAAATTTCAAACCAAAGTTTCAGGAAATAATCATTATTCGCGGTCGTAATACCATTTTTAGCGGTAGCGAAATCACCAATTTGATGAATGAATAATGAAATTGCCTTTTTGCTTAGCCAATACCCCGTAATGCGATAGCTAGGAATGGATTTAAATTGGCTCTGACTAACATCAGGATAATAAATTCCTTTGGTGTGGTTTTTGAGCGCATCGAGGAACATCCGTTCTTTGCTGGCGCAGTCTTTGCCATCAACGACACGGAAATAGTTTGCAGTACGGCTGCAAACAGCTTGGCAACTTGGAATTTCTGGATGGTTGGGGTCTGAAAAATGGCCTGTATAAGTCGGATTAACCTTTGTGATGACGAAGGCAGAGTTTTGCACTACTTCACCACTGAGTTCGTCGAAAGTGCGTGTGCCAAGATGCAGGAGCGAGTCGATGGTTTGCTCTTCAAGTATCATTATACGCAGGTTCTCAAACGTCGATAGGAACATCCACGAGTGCATATTGATCATTCCGTACTTGCCTTTGTCGACTAGGCGATTAATGGCCACTTGCATGAACACGGCAAACAGGTCGGCTTTAGCATCCTCATAATTATCCTTGACATACTTTGACAGTGTTGCATCAAAGTGTGCGCTGCCCATATAGGGAGGATTCATGATTATCGCTGCATACTTTTCACTGAGCGCCAAGATGATTTCAAAACCTTTGAACATTTCGCCAAATTCTTCCTCATACTTTGGCGAAGTTTTTTGCTTATCAATGCATTGCAGAATGAAGTCTCGCGTTTCTTGTGAGATGTCAAACTTTATGATAGAGCCCAGTGTGTCGGCATGCTCCAGCAGCTTGAAGGCCTCCAGCAGTTCCTGGTTCACTTTTTCGGATGTCCAGTTCACCTTATGTGCGTTCATCATGCGGCCACGCAGATCTTCCCAAGTGTGTCGGTCAACATTGGGCATGTCAAGTACGCGTGGCATGACATGCGCATCGGCAAAGGCTCGGTCGCGCTGGCATGCTTTGAGCATCAGTGCGAAAGTAGCGAGCTGCTTGGCTCGAGTGTCGATATCGATGCCCGTGAGGTTGTGGGTAAAGATGTTCTCCACTGCCTCGCGCGTGCTGTAATCCTCATAGTCATAGAGGTCAAACAGCAAATCGAAGCATTCGGTGAGGATGTGGCCCGATCCGCTAGCGAAATCAGCCAGTGAAAGTTCAGGCAGTTCCTTGAACTTGTACGTGGCTTCATCGGGAGTGGGCTGTGCTGGCTCCACGAGATACTTCCAACGGGGCTTGAAATGCTCTGTGGCCTCGGGATGGTTGTCCAGGTAGATGCGCCCCACAGTGTTCTGCACCATGTATTTCACGATCCAGTTGGGAGTGAAAATCTGTGTAGCGGCAGGAATCTCATCGGCTTTATATTGGCCTTTCTTGTCCATCACTTCGCTCTTACGATCGCTGATGTAAAACTGATAGAGCCATCCGATGAGTTCCGGCGAGCGGTAGTCCTCGTCGCTGATGGCATCTTTATCGTTGAGCATATCAACGAACTCGCCCTGTGCAAGGATGTTGTCAGGCAAGAGGAGTTCACTGTAGTCCTGCATGCGTCCGAAGCAACGGTAAATGATGGGATTGCTATGGCAATAGGCAGTGATGAGCAACAGGAACTGGGCATCACGCTCGGCAGCATTGCCAGCGACATGGCTCCAGCGCAGCTTGTCGTAATCGCTCATGGGCGGAATGTTCATGCCGCGCCGCGCGTCGGCGACAATCTGCGGGATGCGCATTTCATGATCAGCGTACTCGATGACCGGGTCAATGAGGCCGTTTTTGGCGAGGATGCGGATGGCAGCCAATCGGTTAAACCAGGTATAGGCCACGCGCTCGCATACCTCGCGCACGCCGTAGCGCTCTATGTCGCCTTTGAGCGACTGCCAACGGTAATAGAAGCTCTCGTCACTAATAGGCCGGCCACGGAACATCGTTCCGCCCTGCAGCAGTACGGGCTCATCGGTGATATTGCCCCGTGTGTCAAATCCCGTCTGCTGCAGCTTAAGCAGTACGCCCTGTGTGAGTTTGAGCCTTGCGGTGGTCGCAAAACGCTTTATCTTTGCCGTTTCCATTGATCAGCGTTATTATTGGATGATGATGGTCTTGTTCTGCTCGATTATCTTCATCATGGCAGAGCGTAACTCGGCCAAATAATTGTCCACCTGCTCGGTGGTAGAGATGACGCGGTTCACTGGTAAGTGCAACACTTCGGGTTCACTGACTTCAGGTTTTTCTTTTTCGCCTTTGCCTCCGTTCACGTCCTTCTTAACGACCGGTTTGCTGGCGGCTTTTACGATGGCCACCGTCTGCTTACTGATAAATGCGCTCACCGCTCCCACATGTAGTTTGAGCACGGCAATGCTGTCGCCCTGCGATTGCACATGGATGGTTGCGTCCTCATCGGGCAGTACTGACGTCTTCAGTCCGCGGCGCTCCTCTTCCTGCCGTAGTTGTGTAAACGCAGCATGGTAGGCCTCTTCGATTTCTTTCTTCACTGCTTTCTTCTCTTCATCGATGGCTTTAGTAAGAGTCACGACGGCATTTTTATAGGAGCGGATGTTATCCCAGGGATGTTCGTCCGTAAGAATGTTTCTGAGCGCTTCTACATCAGACCTGGTTGTATCGGGGAGGAAGGTGAAATTCTCCTCATTCTTCTTGAAGAAGTCCCTGCACGACAGATAATATGGTTCAGCGTTATCGCCCGAGATATAACGTTGGTAGAATTCGCTGATGCGCTTCACGTCGTCCATCAAGTTTTTGGCATGCCTGCGCTGATCCACCACAATTTGGAAGAATTCCTTTGCTCCAGTCTGCTGTTCCCAGGATTCGAGCATCGTTAGAGCCTGCTTCATAGGCTCTGCAAAGATGTAACTATTAATCCGTTGTAGGATGCGGCGGCAAGCGCGAAGCCACTTCAGCATTTCACTGCTCTGGTCTTTAGCGCATTCGTTATAAAGTATGTCGGCATCCGTAGTGAATGAACCAGTAATAATAAAGATGTCTTTCCAGGCGCTAATGAAGTCATTGACCAGCACTGTATCCACCACTTTGGCGGGCACAAGGGTGAACTTGCTGCTGTTTTTGACAATGTTACGCCTTTCATTATCGGTAATCTCGCGGTCGTTCCCACAGGTTAAATCCCAGAACCTGCGGCGCACGAGCTCGTTGACTATAAAGATAGTGAACTCATTGCTCCAGCCGTAGGGTACACCGCCAAAATCACGGCAGATTTTCTCGAGGTTAAGCGAACCGACATGCGGTTTTTGCAGATATTCGTTCACCTCAATCTCTGGCCTACTGAGTGGCTTGAGTTTATATTCATTTGGGTCGCGAGGCTGTGTTAGGCGTTTCTGCAAATCAAAATCGGTGTCAGCGTAGGTGGCGTAGGGATAGAGCTGCTTCAGGTGCAGGTCGAGGGCTGAGAGATAGCGGTTTGGGCCCTCGTTGGTGATGCCTTTGAGCACTTGGTTATAACTGATGACTGTCGCCTTGTTGAACAATTTTTTCAGCCAAGGCTCGATGCGTTCGGTCTTCGTTTGGTTGACCCGAGAAGAAATATCTTCGATGGCTTTCTTGTAATCGTCGTTGGCAGCGGGATGGGTTGACCTGTAAATGTTGACCTTGCAAAACCAGATGAAATCATCATATTCATCGCTCGAAGCGAATTCTGAAGTCATGAGGAAGATTAGTTTGTTTCGCATGTTGCCGTAGGCGATATCATCTGCTGATCTGTCGTCGGCCAACTCGATGTCCACCCACACATCAGGGTTGTTAGTGGTTAGATAAGGACGCTCGCCGATGTGCCATCCTACGGTTGCGTCGCGTGAGTAAAAGCGACGCTTGTTGGAGGGGATGATGTAAGATTTGTATTCGTTCCACAGTGTCTCCGAAATTGTCAAGCCATCAACATCAATACTACTGATGATATTAACAAGTTCGCGCTCTGCCGCAGTGTAAAATTCATAGTAATCGCTCTTGCCTGTGGAATGAATGACTCGAATGATGTTGCTCTTTACCAAGTAGGTCAGCACCTTCTCGGTGCGTTCCTTGATGCTCCGTTTGTCTTCATCCACATTGCCGATAAGCAGCGTAACGATGTTGTCTACAGTGGCAGCGAAGACGGTGCGCGTGCTCTCGTCGAGGTTACATATCATGAACAGTACATGAAGCACACGCTGTGCGAAATTCTTGTCTTCGCTGTAGGCATCAGCCACATTGGCAGCATTGCGTATAGCATTGAGGCCAGTGGCTGTAAGGCCGCCATCAAACACCGCGTTATAGAACTGATCGAAAGAGGCCAAGCGACCTAATTCCTCTTGCTGTGTATTTTTAGCGGTGGTGTGCGTCATCTTAATGATGCTACGCTCGGTACCTTTCTTCTCTTTGTCGATATATCCCAGACTTACCATATTGTTCAGCACCTGCATGATCAGGGTGAACTGATAGGGCACAAACGGATAGATGTCGATAAATTCGCGGCGGTCCTTGAAACTGTCATAGCCTGTGGGCAGATGGAATTGAGATTCTAGCGTCACTTTGTTTTCGTCGAAGATTTTGCCCAGCGTTTGATCGGCAGCGGGTGTCTTCTCCAGCAGACGCACTTTGGTGATATATTCGGGCTTGGTGCCTTGCAACGACACACGTACTTCAAAGCGTCCCATAATCTTGCCGTAGTCGTCCTCTGTTTGTTTGACATGGCTGGAGCGCACTACTTCGCTTAGGTCCTGTTGGGCGGTGCAGGCCATCCAAACCTTGTTGCCACACACTTCGTCAAATTTAGTGATCAAGCCTTGCAACTGTAGCAGCAGTTCGCGCTTATTGTCGATAAACTGGCTCACCTCATCCACGCAGAATACTAAGCGGTAGTCATCGCCCTTGCTCTTGATGTAGTCCTCCAGCTCACTGCAGAAACTCTCGATGCCTACCTCCATAGTGCGGTTTTTGATGTCGTTACGGACCACGTCGTAACTCTTGCCTGGCATCAGCTCCTTGGCAATGTCAAGGATGCGGTCTAAATCAAGTTTGAGCGCACGCTCCAACTTACCCATGTTGGCTTCAGCCAGTCGGCGGCGGAATTCTTCTAACTTACCCACTTTATCAAGAGGCTGCTCGATGTATTCAGCAAAAGGCAGGTTAATGGTGTTATATCCGCGCAGGCGGTTAAGCTCCGTCCAGAGGATACCGGGGAACGACTGCTTTAGCTGGTCAGTGTCTTTCACATAGTTCTCAAGGCTGAACAACACAACCTCGGCTTTTGTGCGATTTAACCAGCGCTTGAGTTCCCTCACTTCGAGTGGGGTGACATCAAGCATGATTTCCGGGTCAGCCTTCATTTCATCAACTGTTGCCAGCAAACGGTCCATTGCCCGTTCGCTGTAGATTGGATCCAGGCAGTAGCAAACATATTTAAGGAAGTGAGATTTACCACTTCCGTAGTAGCCGTTAATCCAGATGCCATTGTGGCTGCCCTGCTTTGTTCGAATGCCATTTAACACATCGTAGATTCCTTTGATGATTTCTTTAGTAAAAACATACTCATCAATTTCGATTTTCACAGTCTCTTCATCTCGCTTGTCAGCATAGACGGCAGGGTTGACCTCTCTATTGATGTCTTTAAGATAAATTTCGTTGAGTCTCATATTATTATTCTGTTTTATTTATTCATTAATTAAGTAAGAAGCCCTGTAGAAGTGCGCATCGTCAAGAAGGTTGAAAAGCGAATAAGAATTACCTACACGCTCACCAGGGTAGAATACAATGATTTTGTATCGCCCCACCTTGTTGAATTCCTCATAGAGAGTGAGGAAGGCATTGGTGCGCAGGTATGGGAATATGCGGTCGATGCCATAAAGGAATACATAAGGCCGACGCAATCCGTCGCCCTCACGCTCCACATGATCGATGATACGCTGATGGATATAGGCCAAAAAATCGTGACTTCTCGCCTCATCACAGAGGAGGTCATTGATGTCATCGTTATCAAGGCCGCGTTCATTGTCGTAGAGCAGCTTCAACATTGAGCTATAATCTCCATAACTGCTTTGGTCAAGGTAATTGCAGAATTCCTCGAAAATATCAAGGGATAGCACGTCTATGAAGTTATTTGGACGGCTCAGTGCATCCTTGAATTTGACGAGTTCTTCCTCAAGTTCATATTCATCCTCAATGCGGTAGGCATAGAGGAAATAATTATAAAAAATATCACCGTTGGCCGGGTCTTGGAATCTCGGGTCGGAGAGTTTCTCGAGTAATGGTTGTAGGTTCATGACAAAGCTTTTATAATGTTTTCTTTTTCGTAAGGCAGTAACAGGCAAGCATCGAGGTACCAGTCTTCGCCATTAATAATGTAATATCGATAATCCTGCGGATCCAACAGGAGAGGCTGAAGTTGGCCATTTGCATCGAGAATTCCTGCCTGCCTTAGAATGGTAAGGTAGGCACTTGTGATTTTACCTCGCGTTTTCTCGGACCAGGAATCCACGAACTGGTCTTGTGAAGCAATCTGATAATACTCCATCATGACATCGTTTTTGCTAAGTGAGTGGTCTGTAGAGTTCCATCGACGCATAGTGAGGTTAACATGGAAGTCAAAGATGAGACGGTAGCATTTCAGGATGCAGTAGAACAGGGCAGCCCGCTGGCCTTTCTCAGAGAGCTGCTCATACCATTTCCAAAAATCCAATGAGACTGCGTCAAATCGTTTACGGAATTCCGCGATGATTCTTTTCGCGCCAATCTCACTGTTTACTTGAATGAGCCCTCGATCCTTAATTTCCTTCTTCAAGAGTACGTCTGCTTCTGGCGACAGTAATAAGGGAAGCACCCTATTGAATTCGTAAAACATGAACGAGCATCCAGTGAAGGAAGCGCTGTAGGGACTAGAATTGCGATCAGTTGCCATACTATTATATTTATAATTAAAACAAACTCCAATGCAGTCCCTGCAGGCCGACCAAAGCCTATATAACCGCAAAGGAGTTTGTGAAATTTTCGTTTTCTCGGTCTGTTGCAGGTATAGATCCCGTTATGGTGGAAAATCGTAAGTGCAAAAATACAACAAAATCTTTGATTTTGGGTACAAATTTTAGTTTTATTTTTGAACAAAACAGCAAAAATAAAACACTAGGGTCCAACTGTTGGGACTACAAACCGGAAAAATGATGGAGAGTCTTAGTTTTCTGAAATAGGTGGAGGTGTTTGGTTGTACTGTTGGCGATACTGGTCTTCCACTTGCATACGAATCTCCGCTTCACGCCTGATACGCGCTTCTCTTTGCTTTTCAGTTTCGCCACCAACTATAGCTGCTATAATGAATCCAATGAGAGGATTAAAGAAAAAGCTCAAGAGGAAGAATCCCCAGAAACTGCGGCTGTGCTTCTTGGCATAGCGGCCAACAAGCACACACAGCAAAATATAGAATGCTAGAATTCCAAAGAAGATTAGAGGAATGATCCAATCTTCACTTCCTGTCTCAACGCTATTGTAGGGCTCTGTCAGTTGTAGCAAAAACATATTCAGTCTGATTCAAATTATCAAAAAGGCGCGAGCCGTATACATCTCACTGGATGGTATAGGACTACCAAAACTAGCTATGTATAAGCGACTCACGCCCATAAGCGAGAGTCACTATACAACCCTGCTAGTTTAATTGAAACGTCCTATTTTTCCAATGAACAGGTGTATAATGGCATTTTCGTTCCACAATGTCTTGTCAAGCCTTTCGGTTCGACGTGGCAAATTTACTAATTATTGGCCAATAATTGAAAATTTGTCCAAAAAAGTTACAGCTGGTTCAGCAGGTTGAACTGGTAGTAAGTCCTTACCTCGGTCTTGTTTGACACGATCGAGAAGTAACGTTTATTCCTACCCTTCTCGTCCTGGGCGAGGAAGAAGTCATTCTCGGGTTCAAACACGAATTTCTTGTAGCAGTGGTCATGCATGATGACCAATTCCTCAAGAATGTCTCCAGGGACGCGCCCGTATATGACCTCAGCAAAGGCGGTGGTCATCGGAGCCTGAAAACGATACCCTTCCCTGGCTTCTTCAAAGACCCTGTGATTCACGGGAATCATTGCGGTTTTGTCAATCCTGAGTGGTCTCAACCCAAAGGCTTTGCATGTGCTTGGAAGGTCTTGCTCATTTTTGATCGAGGTTCTCAGTGGCTTAACAAACATTCTCGCATCGGTCAGCAAATAGAGCGTGTTGCGTTTCCCGCCATACGCCCATACGCTGTCAAGTTCGGTACATAACTTGCTGGCCTTGACAATACCAATGACGCAATCGAACGGCATTTCCTCATAGAGTGGTATCATGCCCAATAATAGCGCTTCGCTCAAGGCCTGCACCCACTCGAGAGGGAGGTTTTTACGGTTATCATACTTCTGCCATGGGGCAGCAACAATTAATACGTGGCACTGTTTCGCGCCCAGATCGACACCCAAATCAAAGATGTCGATTAACCCGGCGGCAATCATGCTCGCCCACGGTTGAGGGATTACAATTATCCTCATTGTGATGTAGGTTTTTGATGGTTAATACTCACTGCCCTTACTCTTATATTGGCAGTCAGTTTAAACCAAACTGCAAAATAACCTACGGCCAGTGCAAAATCCTGGCACTATCGGATTAAATAATCTTAACCAAAATGAATTTTTTTGAACCCTCGTAAAAACTGGGCCGTTTAGGGCGATTTCCTGAACAGGTCTACGATTATTTTCATCGTTCACCTAAACTTGGTTTACAGTTTTTGAGAAATCTTTACCGTTTCTGGGCTATTAAATTTAATAGGCAAAAACTGTGCCAAAATCAGAGAACGCCGCCTGTGTTGAAGCCGAAAGTATCATGGAACGGGAACTTCTCGCAGCCGATATAGAGGGTGTCGAAAGCGTCCGTGCCGTCGGTGCGGTGCTGGAGCAGATCTTCTTCAGTCTCAGCGAGTTTCTCGCCGCCCTTGTCCTTGCGGAAGCCGTTGCGCCCACGCACCACGCCTGCCGTCTGGATGGCCAGGATGAGGTCATCGTTGTTTTGGCGGTTAAACATCGGCATGAGCCGTTGTTTGCCGGCAAAACCCTGGTTGATGAGCAGGTACTTCTCATCATGGCGCATGGGGTTGCCCAGGTTGATGTCCTCGACCTGCCAGCCGTGCCGCTCGAACTCGTGGCACACCACCCAGTGGAAGTCCTGTTCGTTCACGGCATAGTTGCCGCCCAGGGCGGTACTGTCGTAATAATAGACGACTATCTTGGTCTCGTGGTGGGCATAGTAGCGGCAGAAGTCGTCAATGAGCGCGGGGATCTTGCGCTCGAACTTCGTGTAGAAGCTCTTGATGACGTTCAGGCGGCGACCTGTGGGCTGGCCCGCCACGATCCAGTTGATGTTGGCGTTATAGTCCATGCCGATGCAGATGGGGGCGTAGGGGTTCACGTCCTTGTCTGCCCTACTGTCCAACTGGTTTTCATTGAAGTCAAAGCCCAGGCTGTCGAGATACTCGAAGTCGCTGGCGTTGTACTTGTGACCCTCACGCATGGACGAATAGAATCCGTCTTTGGCAATGCCGATGCGTTGGCAAAGAATCGAGGTCTGGAACGTCTTCGGCGTGAGGTCACGCTTCATCTGCTTGATGTAAGATTCACCCAACAGCTGCAGGTTCTCGATGCTGCTGTACTCCTTGTAGTACACGGCCACGGATCTCATCTTGTTGAGGTTCGTGTCCAGGCGGCGCAGATAGGTCTTGAGGTAGCGGGGCACCTTGATGCCTCGGTCCCTCAAAGAACGGATGCGCTGCTTCAGGTGCCATATCTCATAGACAGTGCCCTTGATTGTCTCGATGAGGTCAACGTCCATCTTGTCCTGATAGTGCAGGAACCAGGAGCCCTTCTGGGTCTGCGGCATATCGCTGAGGATCATCACCGAGTGGTTGAACGAATGATGACCAAAGTAGGACTTGATGCCGCCATTGGCAGGCAGCGTCTCGTCCTTGAGTCGCTCGTAATCGATGAACTTGGCCTCATCGATCAGGAGCCACGAGAGGGTCAACGAGTTGCTGCTGCCTGGCCTATCCTGCGAGATGATGATGGCACAGGAGCCGTTGTAGAACGTGATGACGTGCTCATATTCGGCAGGCTCGATGATGGGCTTGCCGAATGACCTGGGCGGTTTGCGCCCGATGACATAGTGGATGCCGTTGATGTAGCCCCAGCGCTTCCAGGCGGCCAGCAAGCCCGGGATGGTGTTGGTCAGGCCGTGCTTGTAGGTGGGCACGACGATGCCGCCCGTGCTTCCCGCCATGCGCTGCATGTTGCGCAGCACGAATGGCGAGGCGATCGAATCGGTCTTGCCGGTTCGACGGCCCGCCACGATGACGGTGGTATTGGCACCGATGAGCTGGGTGAGGCGCTGCGGGGCGTTAAAGTATATTCTTTTCTCGGGCTGCTTCATCTTGGTTTTTCTGTGGGAAGAGTGTGCGTTCCTCTATATCGGCCTCCTCATACTCGATGTCCTCGACATCGATGTTCTCTGCCTGGTACTTCTTCAGCAGGGCATGTATGCGCTCGTTGATGTGCGGAATGGGCTTGATGCCGAGCACCGACGGGTCGTCGGTGGCGGTGAAAGGCTGCACCACGATAAGGTCATAGGGCACGGCCTGCTCGTCCTCCAGATCGACACGGTTGTATTTGGCATAGGATGAGGCGGCCTTCTCCATCGTCTTGGTGTCCTTGCGTTTCTTAGCCATTTGGAAGGTTTCCAGGATCATCTCATTGAAGCGGTAGCGGTGAAAGTCACGGCTGGCCTGCGCCAGGTGCGGCAGTAGCGACTTGACGATAACCAGATCTGAATATGCTTGGGCCCGACAGACGCCATGCCGGGAGACCGCGGTCTCCACAAACTGGCGGTCTTTAGCGTCAGGGTTGGAGAGGAACCAGTTATATTCATCACGGATACGCAGGATGCGCTCGACAACGCTTTCTGCATAGCGTTGCCGAAGCTCGTCCTGCGCCGTGAACAGGTCGATGCGGCATATTTCAAGCGTGTCTGGGTTAGGCATTACTCATCGTCCTCCATGTCGAGCAGATTGCGGTGGGCATTCTCGATGGCCAGCGGCGAGCCTACCTGTGCCAGCATCATCTCCTGATGGTGCAGTTTCACCTTCGACGCCGCTTTGCCACGGAGGTAGCGCTGGCTGACCTCGGTGGTGCGGTCGGCGATGTCCGAGCGGAGAACTTCGGCAGGTATGCCGAGGATCACCGCCATGTCACTAATCTTCAGGTAGATCGAGGCGTATTGCTCAATCTGCTGCAATTCTTCTTCTGAATAGGTCATTGAGCGGTACTGAGTGGTTTGTGATCAAGTCTTCAATCTGTGCGTGCAGCGTGCGGAAGATATCGAGGTCGGTGGTGACGAAGGCACTCTCCGATCGGTTGCCTCGCGTGAGGTTCTGCGAGGTGACGATACTGACGACCTCACCCTTGAGGCTGCGCACGAGCAGGATCTTGCTGTGGTTGTCGGCAAGATAGGTGGTATTGATGACCTGGGTGATGAACGCCCAGAGCTTGAGGGTCTTGTTGGTGGCCTTGTGGTCGAGCACCAGGTTGAAACGGGTGACGAGACCCGACTTCTCGATGAAGAACAGCCTTCGGATGAACTCTTCGGAGATCGAGAAGGAAGTCTGCCACACCTCGGACTTGCCGAGCTGTTGCAGCGTCCATTCGAGCACGTCGGCCACCTGCAGGGCGTTAGAGAGATAAGCCTGGTAAGGTTTATCTCTCAACGGCTGCAAAAAATCCGATATGTCGGCTGTGCGTTTCATTTCTTAAAGCGGCGTTGCCGCTGCATAATGGAGAATGGTTAAGGGTTAAAGAATCCCCAACTCCTTCAGGTCATTAGTCAGCTTGTCGGTCGGGCTGATGATCTTGCCGTACCAGTCGAGGATCTGTTTCCTCAGTTCCTCGGTGGGCTTCTTGGCGTAGCGGCCCTTGGCCAGGTTGATCATGCGCACGGCCTTCTTGCTCTCCTCACGGACATCGGCGGTGAGCTGCTGCTCGCCGTCCATGCTGGTGTAGTGGTCGTAGCGCTCCCAGTTGGAGTGCAGCTTCTTGTCCATGGCGATCAGTTCCTTCAGGAACGGAAAGCGCTCACTATCGGGACACGTGGCGTTCTCCAGCGAGAGCGAGCGCAGTTTCAGATGCAGCTCGCGCATGCGCTGTACGATACCCAGGTTCTCGACATAGAGCGCCTGGATCTCGTCGGGCAACTGGTCGTGGTCAGCCCGCTTGCCGGCCTTGAACTCGTTGGCAGGTTGCTGCTGCTCGACTTCAAGGTTGCGCTTGACCACGATCTTGTTGACCTCAGCCTGCATCGCCTCGACCTGCTCATGGGTGACCTGCTGCAGGCGGAACGAGAGCCGCTTCTTCAGCTGGTACTCGATGAACGGGGCCTTACCGCGAGGGTTGGCCATCAGGTTGCGGTACATGATCTGGTTGCCAGTCAACTGGAGCAACAGCATGGCACCCTCGGCATAGTCGCGCTCGGTGGCATCCTGCGCCAGCCATGCCTGTACTTTATCGTTAAACTTCTGGTTCATAATCTATTTACAATCTATAATTTATTGTTTACGTTTGTAAACCAGCAAAGGTTTTTGCCCAGCGGCTGGAGGAGTTTCCTCATGGCCGCGAGTGTCTGCCCGGTTGTCACAAAATCATCATAGACGATGATGTTGGGCTCTTTGGGCAGCACGTTGAGTTCAAAAACCGCGTTTACTCGCTGCTTGGTATGGCAAAATGCCACATCTTCGTAGAACGGAATCTCCAGCATCTGACCTAAACGCTCGCTGATGAGCGTGGCGAAGTTCTTCACCTTGTGGCGCCGTTTCGGCGAGGTGCAGATGCACCATCCACCCAGGTTGAGGCTGTAGCCCAGCATTTCCTTGATCACAGGGCAGATGCTGTCGGCAAAGAACGCCACCATATCGGGGTCGCCCTTGATGTCGGTGAGCGTCCGTCCATAGACGGTCTTCTGCCAGATGGAGATGAAGTTGATATCCGAACGGCGTGTGAGGCGCAGGCGGTAGGAGAAATCACAACGGGCCTCGGTGGACTTGTCCCATGACTTGCGCTTCTGCACCGCGAACAGGTCTTTCTGCCCTGGAACGGTGCCGCTGTCGGGTAAAGAGACATCGAGAGAACCCGGGTCGGCAATCGGAAAGGTGATGTCGTTCAAGACCCCTTTCATGTCGACCGATGTTCTCCCGATGTCATCATCATTATTGACCATCAGGGTTTTATCTCAGGTTCATTTGGGGCTCCTCTTCGGGGTTCTCCTGCTCGGGATTCTCCTCGTTGGGATCCTCCTCGCCGCCACCGCTGTTATCACCACCAGACGGGTTGATGATTTTGCTGTTGATGGTGCCGTCAAACGGCTTGACGGTACCGCCTCCAGTGCCGGGGAGGATTTGGCCGCCGCCTGTGCCGCTGCCGCCTCCAGAGTCGTCACCGCCGGTGTCCTCGTTGATCACGCCGTCTTCGGTGACGATCTCACCGTAGTAGAACGGAGCGGGGCACTCGTCGGTGGCCTCCACGTTGAGGGTGGTGCTGGTGGTGCCCGTCGCGCCCTGACCGAGGTCCTGGGCCACGGTGGACTTCACCTGCCACTTGTCGCTGCCCACAACACGGAACTGGCCGCGCACGGTCTCGACAAGGTAAACGCAGTCGTTGTTGTTCACGTAGGCGGACAGGGCCGAAGCCTCAAGGCCTACGCTGGGATGCACGGCAACGAGCTTGTTGAGCTGCGTCTGGCTGGGGAACTCGCCCTGCGGGTCGCTGGTGAGCTGCGACTTGTCGGGCAGGATGTCGATGAACTTCCAGGTCGCGTCGGCGGCCAGCACGAAGCTGCCCGAGTAGGCCGCGCTGGTCAGTCGCCCGAGGGAATCATAGGTGAGCACGGGCCACGACACGATCTGGTCTTTGCTGATGTAGTAGATGCGACGCTTGATGCCGGGGAGCTCGGGAGTTCCCTGGCACCAGGCGAGCGACTGCTGTATGGTTGAACAAACGGTTCTTGCCATGATGTTAACTTCGTGGTTAATGGTTAAAGTTTAATGGATAATGAACATGATTGTCAGTGCTTAGGCCGCTAGCTCGACGACCTTCATGCGGCGGTAGTCGATCGACTCGAACTGGGCACCGAAGAACATTGTGGCGATGTACGAGAGGATAAACGGCTCGTACTCCTTCACCAGGATGGACTCCACGTCGCTCATCTGGTCGTAACCGACGAGCATGTTGCTCTTGGCGGTGACGTGGATGAACTTGCTGTCCATCTTGTTGTACAGCGGAACGATCTTCAGGCGGCCGTTGCTGCCCTCCACCGTGGTCTGGTCGTACTTGTTGTTGTACACGATGCCGCCGTGCGTGAGCAGGTAGGCCTCGTTGTACTTGTCGGCGAAGTCCTGCGAGCAGTACATGATCAGATCCTGGGCACGCAGTCGCGGGTCGAGCGAGAAGAGGATCTCCTTGGCGATGTCAACGGCGTTGGCCGTGGTGATCTCCTCGGTGAGCTTCATGTAATTCTTCTTGGCGGCAGAGATATTGCCAGCGTTGATCTCCATCGAGGTGATGGTGTCGAAGCCGTCGAACAGGTCGGCGGTCGTGTCGCCAGCGGCGTTGCGCCTGCCGTTCCAGATGGCATCGTTCAGATGCGAGGACAGGCCCTTAGCGATCAGAGCGAGCACATGCAGCGCCGTTGGAGTGCGCATCTGCCCGTCGCCCTTGGTCGCGCCGGTCGCGCCGAGGATGGTCGATACGGCCGAGTTGGGCTCGAACTTGGCGACCACCGAGCCGAAGAAGGTCTCAAGGGTGCGGTAGTCGACGTTGAGGTTGAAGTCGGTGCTGCGCGAGGGCTTGTAGGGCGCGAACTGCGCGTCACCGCTGATGGCGCCCACGTTCTCCTTGTAGCGGATGCCCGGGCGGCCCGTCATGTACTGCAGCGTCTCGTTGCAGCCGATGATGGGCAGCATGAGCAGCTCTCTGCGGTACTTCGTCGCCGCTTCCTGGAATTCCTGCGGCGTAAAGATGAGTTTTCCTGCCATGATGTTTTTTCTTTAGGATTAGGATAGGGAATGGTTAGGGAACAAGGTTGTACAAGGACTGAGCCTGGTTGCAGGTCTCGACATACTGCTGCACCTCGTCCTGGGGCTGGTGCTTGTCGGACGTGCCTTCGTTGATGACGGCGGTGGAGCTGTCGGCGGGCGACTTCCTCACCGCTGCGAGTTCATCGGCGAGTTCGGCGTTGCGCTTGTCGCGCTCGCCAAGGGACTGCTCGACGCTCTTGAGCTGGTCAAGGGTGAGCGTGCAGCCCTCCTCGCCCACGGCAAAGCCCTCGATGTTGAGGACTTTGCCCAGGAGCGGAAGAATCTGGTTCATAGGATCGGATTGTGCTTGAGTTGTGGTTTGTGTGGATTTATGACTAACTTCTTGTGTCTTTTTCTCGGTAGCGGGCGCCGTTTCGGCTGCCGCCTGGGGTTCCTCGTTGGCCTTCACCGTCTTGAACAGCGAGGCGATCGAGGCAAGGAACCGCGCGAAGAGCGTTTCCCTGTTCTCGGTCGGCACGTTGGGAATGGGCAGGCCAGCCTCGGCAAGGGCTGAGGCCACGGCATCGGTGAGCACCGGCTTGGTCTCGCCCAGGTCGGTGATCTCATCGACGAAGCCCCATTCCAGGGCCTCCTTGGCATTGAGCCAGCCGCCCTCTCGCATCAGGTCGAGCAGGTCGGCATGGGGCTTGCTGGTCTTGGAGGCGTACATCGAGGCGACATTGTTGTCGAGTTTGTTCAGGTCGCGGATCGCCGCCTCGCAGTTGTCACGGACGGCTGCGAGCTGGTCGGCGTTGAGGTTGCCCCACTCGAAGAACTCGGCGCTGCACTTGTGCACCAGGTACATGGCGGACGCGTCCATCGTGATGCGCCTGGCGCCGAGCGAGGCGATGGTGGCGGCACTGGCGTTCATGCCCACGAAGTGGACCGTCACGTCGCCGTGGTTCTTGAATGAAGAGGCAATCGACAGGGCCGTGGCGAGCGAGCCGCCCAGGCTGTCGATCAGCACGTTGACGGGCTTGCCCTCATTGCGGGCGAGCACGTAGTCAACATAGTTTCTATCGAAGTCGTAACCTCCCACGTACCCCTTGAGGTGGAGGTGGTATTGTGTCTGTGCCATAGTAATGATCGGATAGGATTAGATTGCTGGCACAAAGTTACCTTATAACCAAGGGGTGTCAAAAGACGGCTTAGCCCAATGGAATCAGGGCTTTGAGGGCCACGAAGGCCACTTCATAGCTGGTCACGGCAGGATCGCCGCCGGGCGTTCCTGTCGTGCGCGTGCGTTTGATGACGGGATAAGGGGCCTCACGGAGGCCGACGAGATACCGCTGGCGGTTCACGTCGGTCACGATGAAGGCCACCGGGCGGGTTGTGGGGATGTCATCGAGCGTGCGGAAGCGCAGCGTGGTCTTCTCGGTGCGACCGTTGTTGTCATACTGCGAGACGGTCTCGCAGGTGGCTTCGCCCTTCAGGGCAATGGGCGTGGGGGCGGTGAATACCTCCACCGGGACACGGGAGAGGCATTTCAGGTCGCTGTGCCGCTGAAGGCGTTCAACGGGCACATAGGCGACCTGCATGATGCCGGGCAGGGATTGGGATGAGGTTTTCATATCGTGGCGGGTTGAGCGGGTTGGTTGATGTAGAATCTGGCGATGCGGCTTTTCCAGCATTTGCGGCAATTCCGACAATTACGGCTTTTCCGACAGTTCCTGCATCGTGGACAAAGGGGCATCATTTTTCGGGCATTTTTTTTGCGATTTTTTCTCTCTTCTTCTGTAGATGTCACGCTTGCGCTGGTAGCGCTTGGTCACGGCGCACCAGTTCGTGTCGTTGAACTCGATGCCGTGGCTTACCATCCAGGCTTCAACGAGATCCTTGAGCATGTTGGAACGGGGATGCACCTTGTGCAGATCCTGCCACAGTTGCACGTCGAAGCGGGAGCGGATGCACTTGTGCAGGCAGTGGACGGCTGACGTGTCCAGGTAGTTGTAGGTCTCGGCCTCCTTCTCCTTGAAGGCGGGGATGACGATCGCCAGGTTGGCGTCCTTGCCCGTGTCAACAGGAACATCGTCGGGACGCTTGGCAAGGAACAGGCGCAGTATATCTGCCTCGACCGAGCCGCGTGGCAGTTCCACCGGCGAGGTTCCGCCCATCTCATGGAGGAACCACTGGGAGAGATAGGGCTCAAATCTGAAATATAAGACGTATTTGTTCATATCCTTAATGGTAGTGTTCGTTTATACCGCAAATTTACATAATCATCTTTATATCAGCAAATTGCGTTCAAATTTTGAACTAACTTTGTGTCGATTCAGCCCTGGGTCTCCTCGGAGCACCGGGGCAGGTTTCGATGGGGCACGAAAAAAGCCGCTCTCGGCGGCTTTCTTGTTAGGTGCTGCGCTATCGGTCAGCAGGTGCGGAACACATGACCGCCATCGCCCATGTCATAGTCAGACATAAAGAGCTCACGGGCGAAGGCCTTGAAGTCAAAAAAGCGGGTGATGCTCTCGGGAACATTGTCGAACATGCAAAGCTCATCGGCGAGGTGCTGCGCGAACTCCTCCTCGCTGTCCCATCGGCCGCAGTAACGCTCACGGAAATCGGAGAAATCCGCATCGCTGTCGCTCGTGACATCCAGAAACGCCCTGAAGGCCTCCTGCTCGTCATCATCGAGGTCAGCGTACTCGAGAATGCGCTCGAATGTGTCCTCATCGAGGCCGCTCTCACTGTACCACTCATCGGGGTAATTCTCATAATCGAGGTAGGCAAACTCGGGATCCTGCTCATCACGGTGCAGCCATCGGCAGGCGGCCACAAAATCCTCGTAGCAGCTGAAGGTGTACAGGTCAAGCCACATGCCAGCCAGCGGCCTCCCTTCATTGTACTTGTGATAGGTGCAGCAGAACACGGCAGGATGGCCGCTGCGGTAATCGTACTTGTGGAAATCCAAATCGACCTCCTCAAGCTCATCAACGATATTGAAATTGGATGAGCTGAGCGAGCCTTTTACAACCTGCTCTTGAACACTGGTGCTGTCAGCACCGCTTGCGGGATTGAAAGAATTGAAATTGTTGTCCATAACGAAAAATATTAAAAAGTTAAACATACGATTTTGAACTTGTTGTCGCTTTCGCTTCGCCTTTACGATGCCTGCAAAGTGCGGCTGGAGCACACTAAAGCAAGGCTTGCCCGGAAATTACTACCCCGCAGGGGCTGGAGAATTTCCGAAGGCAACTTGCCTTGGCCTTGCGTGTGGGTAGGCCGCAATACCTTTGCAGCGTAAAGGCAAGGGAGGCGACAAGGGAACAAGTGAAAGTGTGTTTGGCTTTGTTTTTCGTGGGCAACATGAAAGATTCTTCCCGCAAGCGGTTGCGCCCGACAGCACCCTGAGCAAGAGCTGAAAAGAGAGGAACACTCCATTTTTTACGATTCGAGAAATGGGACACACTTTTGAGCGTTTACCGTTTCTACAAGTTCTACAAATCCGCAAAAAATATAATTATCAAGGTCTTGAACAGGGCATGTAAAGGTCACTTTTGTAGAAAGTGTAGAAAATTCGATCCTCATTTTTAAACCAAACAAAAAAGGCTGCACTTAATCGTCTGATTTCTAATATTGTAGAACTTTGTAGAAAGTAGTAGAAATAGATTATAGAACCAACATACTCGTTTCCAGACTGGTAGAACGTGTTGCAACTGTTGTTTCGGGAGGGGCAAACAAATTTTGCGGCCCAAAAGGGTCCAAATAGAGCCGACTACTTTCACAAGCCGTCGGCTCAGGCTATAATATAAAAACGGGTTAGTTCTACAGAGCTTGCTACTATGAAGTGTATTCCTCCAGGTTCAAGCCGTACTGTTCCTCAAGCAGGTCATAGTCAAACACCATGGCCTGATCCACCGCTTTCACAGGGAGGAACAGTTTCTCTCCCCTTTCGTCAACTTCCTTTCTGGTCTGTACTCCGTTGACGATGTTCTTGAAGCGCACTGACCGTTTCCTGCCGATGTAGGCATCTGAGTTTTCGAGATAGTGCTGCAATGAGGCTGGTGGCAGTAACGCCTCATTGACGTATCTGCCATGCATCTTGTATAGCTGGAAGATGCGTGTGTGACGCAGGTAGAGTATCCTCTTGGCCTTCGGGAACTCCATCTCATAACGGTGGTTGGTGCATTTGATCCTGTTCTCCAGTTCTATGCGGTAGTCGGCACCCAACCATATCTTTCCCTCCTGACGGAGGAAAGAAACGATGTCCCAGAAGATGGTCAGTTCGTTATTGGAGACCGTCTCGCTGTTCTGCGATATGATGCCGTTGATGCAGACCTGCAGCAGGTCGTTGTAGGTGAAGGGCAGCTTGAGTGCGCCTTGCAGCGTCCTGACTGCAGCAAGGGGGACGAGCCAGTTGCGCATGATGCGGTCTTCGATATTGGATTTCTCAAGGGCCTTGGAGACATCCTCGAAGGTCGCCTTATAATTCGCGCTGAACTCCGCCTCGAACAATGCCCGGCATTGGAGGATCTCGAGCACGAGGTGTGAACAGCCCAGCTTGCGGATACCAGCCATCTGCGTGAAGCGGGCTTTGGCCTCCTGCGAGAACTGGCTCTTGGAGTACGACAGGAAGATGAAGCGTGAGAACAGGGCGATGTCGGCGGTCGCCATCTCCTGGCCGCTGATGATGACCCCGCAGGACACCTTGGTCACCTCACGTTTCCTGTCCCTGTCCATGTTCATGCGGTTACGGCCGGTTCCGTCCCATAGTCCCTTCAGGAACTCACGCTTGTCGATGTCGATGTTGTTCTTGAACTCATCGAGATGGACAAGGGCATTGGAGCACTGGGCGACGGCATCAGCGAGTGCAGGCAATGTGGAGTTGCTGATATTGGGCGGTATATTGTCGATGATGAAGAATGCCATCAGCGAATGGCCTAGTTCGGACTTGCCCGATCCCTTGGGACCGAAAAGGTTGAGAATCGGGAAACTCCTGGTGTACGAGACGACGACATCGCGGAACAGGGTGGCAAGCAGGAAGGCGATGCCCACCTTGCCGTTGTCGCCGAACACGTCAACCAGTATCTTGCAGTAGTCATACAACGGGATCTTGTTCAGGCCAAGGTGCGTGAACCTGCGTTCAAACTGGAAGAACTGGGTGTCATCACGATACACCGTTGAGAACGCGGGCAGGTAATAGTTGCCGAGTTCCCCGAGGCGGACGATGCCCAGGTCATCGACGGGGTGCCACTCGCTGGTGTAGATACCGTTGCCGAAGGCGAAAAAGCCCTTGGGTTGCCAACCAAGCTGAGTGATCTGCTCAGCGGTCTCGGTGGTGGCATAGAGGTACTGCTTGAGCGTGGTGAGCTGTTCCTCCTTGGCCTTCCAGATGAAGTTGCCCTGGCTCTCTACCCGCTGCCTGAACTTGGTCAGCGAGACGAGTTCCTCCTGCTTCATCTCCACCGTGGCCTCCACGCCGTTGACGTTGGTCAGCTTGTACAGGCGCAGGGCCATCACGTTGTCCCTGATGTGGAACAGCGGTTTCATCGTGAAGTTCGACCACTGGCGGCGTTTCCCGTCCTCGCCGACGGAGAAGTAGCAGTGATGCTGTTCCTGAAAGCCGTACTGCTCTATCATGTCGAGAGAGATGCTCTCCTTCTTGAGTTTATCCTCGGCAAGCCGCTTTTTGGCGGTCTTCACGGCGTTTTTCCACAAAGAGCGTCCGGGCATGGTTTTGACCAGCGTGTCGATGTACATGGACTGCTTCACCTCGTCTTCGATCCTGGCGACGAGCGAGGAGATGGTGATGACCATCTGGCTCTTCTGCTCCTGGGAGGTGCTCACCAAATGCAGTTTCTTGGCGTACCAGATGATGAAGTCTTCTTCCTCCAGCTTTTCGAGGATGGCTTTGCTCTTGCAGTAGCTGTCAGGGTCATTCTTGGTGTTCCCCGGTCCCAGGGGAATCTCCTTCACAGTGACACTGAAGCCCTGTTCAAGGGCCTTGAGGGCGTTCTTGATGACGGCCTTGATTCCCGTCCCGAAGTGCTCCCCGTCCTTGGGCGGGTCGGCATCGGGCAGGAAGCAGAGGTTCGGCGAGAAACGCTTGATCTGGTTGAACTGTTTCTCGGTCCATTCTGATCCGAGCGAGGCGATGGTGTTGTTCACACCGAGCTGCTGGAGGCGCAGCACGTCAGGAGCCCCTTCCACGAGGTAGAACTTGTTCTCTCTCGCGGCGGTGCGCAGCGCCAGGTTGATGCCGAAGATGGAGTTCTCCTTGCTGTAGAGCAACGAGGTGACGGAATTGAGGTACTTGGCAGTCTCCTCGTTCTCGCCGATGTACCTTGCCGTGTAGCCGATGATGCGCCCGAAACGGTCGCGGATGGGTATCATGATGCGCTCACGGAAGAAGGAGTACAGCTGGCCTGTCCGCTCCGAGGTGCGAAGCACGCCCAGGTCCAGCAGCACATCCTCGGGGATGGTGCTGGCCTTGGCGAACTTCACGAGCAGGCTCCCGTTGCGGGGAGCGTACCCTATGCCGCACTCGCTGATGAACTCCTGCGACCACCTCCTGGTGGCGTAGGTGCGGGCATAGTCCCCTTCTTCTGACCCGCTCTTGAGCTGGGCGACGAAGAAAGGCTGGAGGGCCTCGTAGGCAAAGAACATGGCCTCACGGCGCTTGCCGTTGTTGATCTGCTCGGCAGTCTGTTCTTTGCTGTCGGTCTCCTCGATCGTCACGCCGTACATGCGTCCCAATTCCTTGACGGCTTCTGGAAAGGACATGTTGCACTGGCGCATGACGAACTTGATGGCGTCGCCGCCTTCTTGGCACGAACCGAAGCAGTGCCAAGTATTGCGGCCCGGGTTTACGGTGAACGATGGGGTGCGCTCGTTGTGGAACGGGCAGCAGGCAACGTAATTCGCGCCTTTGCGCTTGAGATCCACATAACGGCTCACCAGATCGACGATATCGATGCGGTTGAGCAGGTTTTCTATGCTCCTGTCGCTGATCATAGGAAGTAGAGGTCATATTCAGGCAGCCTGTGTTTACCGTTATAGCACAACCCGTCGTGATGCCAGGTGACGTAGCGGTTCAGCGGCTGGTCACCGTTCATGCCTATTCTCACAATGCCTGTGGCGTGGTCGAGCACCTTCTTGCCGGGAACGAAGTACACGGCATAGAGCTCGGCGCGTCCGTCGCGTTCGACAGCGGCCTCCCACTCGCTGACGCTGTGGTGGTCATTAAACAATCCGTACATGATTCCAGTTTCTGTATTTATTGGTATGAGAGTATGATTTCTTTGATGGCCTTCCTCTCCAGCCTGGAAAGGTTGTTGTGGCTGAGCTTATAATAGAATGTGCCGTATGACCAGCCGCACACCCTATTGACCTTTTCCCTGAAACTCGGTTTCTTCCTTCGTGGTAGTCCGTAGTAAAAATTGGATATACTCATAATTTCATCAAAATAATTTTGCCAGTTCAATATTTAGTTGTAATTTTGTGCAAAGGTAAAGAAATATTTTCAAACTCATGGCAATAAACTGCCATAAATTTTGCAAAATATTTAGGCTATAATATTAAAACTATGTATAACGGAAAGAGAATTAAAGAGTTATTAGAAGAGCGTGGGCAGAACAATTCGGCCTTGCTCTCCGCCTTGGGGCTTGACCCGAAAAAGAATTCCCTCAAGACCGTAATAAATGGCAACCCTACAGCCAACCGCCTGGAACAGGTGGCTGACTTCTTCGGCGTGGCTATCGACGAGTTCTTCATCAGGGAAAACCGATCTGTTCCCTCACCGGTTGACACTGGCATTTCAAGACTTAAAGAGCTCGAACTGGAAGTGTCACAGCGTGACAAAGTCCTCCTTCTCAAGGATGAAATCATCAAAGAAAAAGAGGAAAGAATCAAGCTGCTGGAAGCGTTAAATTCTGTATATTCCAGCCAGTTAAGTGGCAATTAATTTCGGACGATTTTCGGACGGTAAATGTAAAATTTAGCACCTTTCGTGATTCCTAACTAACTGATTATCAAGGGTCGTTTCCGAGCAATTTTTGGGTGGAGAATCCCTCCCTTTCCGCACAAATTCAATGAACGATTAAGATGCAAGTCTTAATCGTTTCATTTTTTTGTGCGAGGGCTTGAGCTTGCTCAAAGCACTGGTACAAAGAAATGAAACAATAGACACGTCAGTGTCGTTCATTGAATTTGTTGCGCCCCGCCGGGGCGCAGAGGGATGCACGAAGTGAATCCCGACCGCCCTTGATGTTGCCACCAAGCCATCAATTCAATGGGTTCGCCATCGACCTTCAGGTCGCTTTCGAAGCACAGAGTAGAAAGAATCACTCCCTTTCCAGTATGCTATAGGGACGAAAAATCACTAAATCATAATAACAAGCGGTTGATTCTCCTTAAAGGTAAATCAACCGCCTAAGCCCTGAAAAAACGCTGCTAAACTAATTCTGCGGGACACACACAGCGCGGACGGGAAATCCGAGGCTGCGATCGTTGCAGCTCCTGCCCGAGTTATCCGAATTGAAGTACAGACAGTAGGCGACTTCGGAGAGTTCCAGATTGAGCGAACGCGACCAATTGATGCCGTCGCTGTCCTCGCCCACTCCGAGGAGCATCTCGCGCCAGCGGTAGCCGGCAGCGGGCAAAAAGATGCTGTTCCCGTTAGGGCCTGTCACTAAACAGCCATTCACGCCGTTCAGCGTTGTCCAAGTCCATGTGCAATGCTCTCGCAACTCGTCTTGCTGAGCTTTGGTCGGCATGCGCCACGAAGGCCCCCATTGTACGTATGCAACATCGTCTTCTGGTTCCAGCTCGCTTTTAAAATCAATAAAGTTAATGTTATAGGAACCATAACTGTACTTGGTTATGCCATCCATACTACCGTTGCACCACTTGTAGGTCGTCCAGTCATAATAATCCTTGGAAAAGGTCTCGCCCCAGGCGAAGTAGTCACCATACTCCTCGGGGCTGTTGGCACCAACATTGCAAGTTGCCCACAACGTTCCGCTGGGCAGCCCCAGATCCACCCATTCTTTGGTGTTGACAGCCGGTTGCCCTTTCAAGATGATGTCGATGATGACATTGATGTCGGCGATATTGACCTCGCCATCGCTGTTCACATCAGCTCGGGAGTGAACATAATCACTAACGTCACTGCCAAGAATAATGTCGATTACGGAATTGATATCAGCAATATTGACCTCACGATCTCCGTTGATATCACCCCGAATGGGGAAAGATTTCACTTTAATCACATGGGAGTTGCCGTAGGCATTGCAGGAACCATCTTCATTGGTGACCATATAGCGCATATAATAAGTTCCCGCATCCATGAAGGTATAATCCACCTCATCTTGGTTGAACCGCTTGATGACGTTCTCAAATTCAGCATCGGTGGCCATTTCCCAGGCACGATAAACGACAGCGTCGGTAGGATAACCTGAGAACACGATATGGCATGGCGCCCAGCCGCCCAAGTCATCACTATAATCATACACACTATAATCCTGTTCGGCAGTTGAGCGGCAATCCACAGCCTGTGTTTGGTAATACTCGCTCTCAATGGCATTCTCAAGCCCCCACGCTTGAAGGAAACGGTCACCCGTTAGAGCGAAGACGGTGTTACACAACGGCGGTTCGATGGCAAGGACATCGTCAAGGCACTCGAAACTTTCAATCACCTCAAATTCATACCACTGTGCATCACATTCATCCCACACTAGCGTGTGGTAAGCCAAATTGATTTCCCGATCCAACACTTGAGTTTGTCCATTAATGGATGTGTAAGGTATCTTGGGCCCGTAACCATCCACCCTGAAACTAATCAACGAGCACGGCTCATCATTACTGATGAACATATCATTGAGTTCCAAATAATAGTCAGCATAGTTGACCACCCAACAACAATAGCGCTCGTTGCCATCCACGATGATATAGCCAGAGTTGGGCAAAACCTGACTGAGTGAAGTGACTGAGCTATCACAGCTAATGCAAGTAATCTCCTCGGCATAGTCGGCACCTCGTGAATCATAACTATACCATATAACCCGCTCACCCGATGTCGAGTGATAGGTCATCCCAACCCCATTGGTGTTATGGACTACATATATCTTGTCTAACCCCGTGCCCGTCGCTGGTGTAACCTCAATAACAGGGTACGCCCCTACGCCGGTAAACGTCACTTGGCCATTTACCGTCAACAACGAAATAATAGCCACAAAAATTGAGAAGATTCCGTTCTTCACGATTATATGTTTTATTCAGTTAATACATTTACATTTAGCAAATATAGGTTAAACAAGAACACCGTACAAGAAAAACAAGAGTTATTTGAGCCAATGATGCATTTTTCACCAAAAAGTGTCCAAAATATTTACGTTTTCTCTGCCAATATCTGTCGTTAAACACGCAATCAATCTGCTTTTTCGGAGATTTTGACAATATTGTTGTATAATATTTAGTTAGCAACTATTTTTCAGTTACATTTGCAGCATTATGAATACATTGAGTTATAAGGGCTATTTAGGCTCAGTCGCTTTTAGTGAACAGGACGGTGTTTTCTACGGCAAGGTGGAGGGCATCAACGGTTTGGTGAACTTTGAGGGCGAGAGCGTCAAGAAACTGACCGAGGCATTTCATGAGGCCGTGGATGATTACCTCGCTTATTGCGCCGATGAGGGCATTGAACCAGACAACTTGTGGGGACGATATGATTCGGGCAGTTTGCCACTGGCTTCAAGTAAACGAATTGCCGTCTTGAGCAGTTCCATGTCGTAACCGCGTTTGCGGCAACGTTCCGTGTCCTTGCGGAACGTCTTGGTCATCAGAATCTTATACATACCTAGATTCCTAATGACTCAAACATCTCCTCGGACGAATCGAATGATTCTATGCGGCCAGCCTTCTTGTCTTCTTGAGAACGAATATAGCTGCTCTTGGATTTTGAGGGGACACGTTGCACAATCACTCCTAATGCATGGAGATAGTTCATGAGAGCTTTACCCCATGATGAACGCTCATTCACTGTAATAGTATAGGTTGCCATTGTCTTTTTGTTTATTTGATTATTAGTGCAAAGTTAAATAATATTCTGAAATAATCGCAAGTCGCATGCCACAATTTTGAAAACAGACCTAAAAATACTACTTTTGCAAACAGAATTATCTGAGAAATGTAGGAAATAAAGACTACTTGAGGTGTTAAAATACATTTATCCTCATGTAGTTAAGTGGTAATTAAAGTCGGACGATTTTCGGACGATAGTAGTTAAATTCAGCACCTTTTCAAAATGCTAACTCGCTGATTATCAATAGCCGTTACCGAACAATTTTAGGGTATTTAATCCCTCCCTTTCCGCAAAATGAAGAAGAAGTCCCTTGTGGGCTTCTTTTTTCATTTTACGAGACAGGCGCTGCAGATTCGAACACACAGGGTTCGCCATCGACCTTCAGGTCGCTTTCGCAGCGACAGCGGAACCCCTTTTGAAAAAGATGTCGCCCGGGCCCACGTCTTTGCGGGTGATCATGCCGAAAAAAACTATTTACTTCTAGTTTTATAATAATCATTACTAAATATGGAGAGTTCATTGATACACATTGATTTTCCAAGTTCATCAAACTCCATATGCGGATATAGTATAAATGTTCGTTTTGTATCTTTCCAAGCGTAGCATTTATTTGTTTCTTTACTTTGCCCAAACTGTGACGTCAAATAATCAAAAACTTTTTTTGACATCTGCTGTTGCAAGTTTCCGTCATCAGTTGTGTAAATAAAATGCACCTTAACCAATTTGTTGTTTTGGAAAACCAAGATAGCATCATCAAATGCGCAATCAGCAAAATCATTGTACTTGCATTGATAGGCTATCATGCCGTCTTCTAAAATTTGATGTAATCCGGTGCAATAACCATTTGCCTGTACGTCATCCAAAGACATACCAAAAACCATATCTTTGTAGGCAGTGGTATCACCAGAGTCACAACTTGATAACATCGTAAAAGTTGCTAACAATAATAACAAAACTGTATTCTTCATTCTTAAATCAGGTTTGGTTAATAGTCCACAAATTCACATAGAAAAAACTGTTATCTCCTCTTTTCAAGTGATATATTGCAGCAAGAGGCGCTGGTACTCGTAATTGGCATAAGTTGTTTACCGCCCGATGACCAGAAAAGAGGTTGTGCTACTTCATGTCGATGAGATCCTCCAGTTCCACGACCGCCTCTTCTTCCTTGTAACTCATCTTTTCGGGTTTGAACACATGAAATGCGCACAAAAAGAACACAATAACAAGAACCAATACCCAAAGAGAATGGAACAAGTCGGTTCGGAAAGTGTAGAGCCTGAATCTATCGTAAAAATTGCATGCTATCACGACAAGCATGGGTACAATAAAACATACCTTTTCAAATCGATTTCTCTTCTTTAACAGGCACAACAACTGGTCTGGAGTGTCAATGCTATCGATTTTCTTGATATACAGATAATCGTAGGGGATCGACGATACCAACGCACAACCGATAACGGTAAAACTTATCAAGAAGCAAATGACATCTTCCTCGTCGCAATAAGGACGTTCCGGATGATATTTCAAGATGAAAATGATGACCCCAACCGTAAGAATCAAGAAGAGCAGTCCAATGCAGATTGAGACTACGCCTCTCGATTTACATTTGCGAGCGAGCATCTCAAACATCTCGTATCGGTTGATATTTCCATTTTCTACCGGTTTCATGACTTCTCATTTTTATTGGTTAATATTCCTACTCATTAGACACGCAGGAATAGCAGAAGTTTAGAACCAAACGGCGATTATTTCGCCCGGTAGGCTCCATTTTATCTTCGAGATTTCGGTGATTTTGCCGCGTAGTTTGAATAACGACATGGACGCAACCCGTTATGGAAAAAGTGGGTGTGTCAAGGACGTTTAGTACAGGCGATTCCTTTGCAAGAAGTGCATGTAGTAGGCCATGTTTCCAGCAGTGAATCCGATATCAAACACACGAGGTTCGTCCTCAGTCGTAGGGCTGAACGTGATGGTCACTTTCTTTTTCTTACATTGCACACTGCTCCACACCCCCTCGATGTAGTGACTGGGGCCTGGTATCTCATACGAAACATGGGGGCCTCTCTCGTAGAGTGATTCAACCTTGGGCTCACAGTTCTCGCAGATGAATGTGAACGAGCCACCTGACAAGGGGACTTGATAGACACCTTCCAGCACTTGGACAAGATCGGTGGGCGCCTTCCATTGCATCTTGTCGGACGTTCCGTCTGGCTCATCTTTGCCGCACGATGTGGCTGTAACGAGGACTAACAGCAACAACGGCAGCAGCGTCTTTGTAATCTCTTTCATTGGTCTTAAATTTATATTCAACGTTGAAACTCCGCTTTTACTTCTGTGGCAGTTTGGCAAGTCGCTATGCACAAACCGTGAGAGAATTTTGCGCTTGTTAATCGGTGATTTGAATCAAACGATCGAAGCCGGGTACTATGCTTAAGAGACACGCACGGCACGGATAGCGAGTCCTGCAGCACGGGGAAACGGGCTGCTCCAATGCTTGCCCTCCCCATTGAAAATCATGCATGCGGCACAGTTAGAGTTAGGCGCACTAGGGATGAGCGTGCACGTCCAATAATATCCCCACAAATCCGACCCGTCAGGAATGGTTTGCCAGCAGCATCCCGATGCGGGTAAGAACATGGTGTTGCCGTTGGGACCGGTAAACAGCAAACCGTCCACGCCGTTCAGTGACGTCCAAAGCCAGGTGCAAGCGCTGAACAACTCGTTGCGCTGCTCGCCGGTGGGCATGCGCCAAGATGGGCCCCAGTTCACATAGGCGGCATCATCCTCAGCATCCAGTTCCGTCTTGCCATCAACCGCACCCAATTCGCCATCAGTGCAGTACTTCGTGATCGAGTTACTCGTGCCGTTGCACCACTTGTAAGTCTCCCATGAGTAGACGCCCTTGGGAGTGACCTCGCCCCAGGCGAAGTAGTCGCCGCACTGCTCGGGACTATTGGCTCCGATATTGCACGTGGCCCAGAGCGTGCCGCTGGGCAGACCCAGATCAACGTATTGGTGATCATCATGCGACGGGCCACCGCCCATGATGATGCCAATGACGGCACTGACGTCGGCGATGTTGATCTCGCCGTCGCAGTTGACATCAGCACGTGAATTGCTGCCACCGCCAAGTATCACACCGATAATGGCATTGACATCGGCGATGTTGACCTCGCCGTCAGCGTTCACATCCCCTATGATGTTGCTCCCCCGAGAGATGATGATGTGATCAGGGTAATCATTGTTGCTACACATGATAGCATAGCCGTAGCCCTCGGTAAATCCGATGTAGGCATCAGCGGGATAAGTGATGGAGCAGTTAGTAAAGGTGATACCCTCGGCGATTCTTTGTACCGACCCTTTAAGATTGGCCTGCAGATGATCAAATGCCAGGGCAACCCCCACACCGTCGCCATTGTCACCAATACCATTGACCGTCTCCAGGTAAATGTCCTTGACGGTGAGGTGTGTCGCTTTGATAAACAGGTCAATCCAGGTGCTGGAAGTGCACAGGCTACCATCGCCTTGAATGGTAACCTGCTTGGCATTATAACTGTCAAACGAAATCGCGACATAACCGTTGGTAGTCAATCTACACGCTCCATGGACGATGATTGTGGCCTCATCCTCGGTAATCAGGATAGGATGAATGTTATCGTAGAGGTTGTCGGTATTGTATTCAATAACAGCGTTGTCCAGAGTGAGCGTGCGGTTCGTCTCATCCCAGGTGATGCTGCCGCTCTTGATGTATGGGCAGTTGAAATGGCCGTTATCATCAGGATCAATGCCGCAAACCGCTATTGATGCGTTAACGCTAAAGGCCGCCAGAAGTGACAGGAATAATAAGGTAAATTTCTTCATATCGTTAGGTATTAATTGGTTAATCGACGTTTTAAGACACAACCCGATAGATTCAAGGCAAAATAATTGATTGTGCAAAAATAGCAC